TCATGCCAACCCTCCTTCGCACAGCTGGCGCTCAGCAGCGCGCCGGCGCACCAGGCCCGGCAGCTGCTTGCCGCCGGCATAGGTCCAGCGGCTCAGCTCGGCGCACGCCCCATCCATATCGCCGGCATTGGCCTTGCGCACCAGGGTGGAACCGCAGAATGCCCCTTCCCCCACATTGAAGGCGAACGACAGGAACGCAGCGCGCTGGCCATCGGTCAGCGGCTGGCGGATGCAGTCCAGCGCGTCCGCATGCTGAGCCAGGTCCTGGTACAGCATGGCTTCGCACTGCTCACGCGTGAAGGTCTGCCCCATGCGCAGCTCTGGCCCGGTGTGGCCGGTGCACGCCGTCACGATGCCGATGGGATCGCGGTACGTGCGGTACACGGTGCCCTCATACGTGGCCACGAACGGCACCACGGCCGCCGCGGCGGCTGCCCCTATGGCGGCGATCAGCTTTTGCTTGTAGTTCATTTCGGGTAGATCCCCCCGCGCGCTGCATTCCAGGCCGCAGCCAGGGCCACGCCCAGCGCCACGATGGCGGCCGTGGGCCGCGCCAGTTTCCCCATCCAGTTGAGCACCTTGAACGCGCCCTTCATGGCACCAAAGAACTCCAGCAGATCCGCCAGCTGCTGCTTGAGCTCGTGCAGCTCTTTGCGCGTCTGCTCCAGCTCGCGCGCGATCGAACCCTGCCCACGCTCAATCTCCGCCATCCGCGCGCTGCCATCATCGAAGCGCTGATTGATTTGCTGCACAGTGCGCACCGGCAGCTCGTTTCCCCATTCGTCTTGCATACACCCCCCTTACCCCCCAGCAAATCCAGAGGGCGTTTTTTGAATAGTTACCAGCTCACTGCGGCTGCATGGCCGCCACGATCTCCGCTTTGCGCTCGGGCGTCAGAAGCCCCTTGCCAACCAGCAGGGCGAGGCCTTGCTCAGTTTCCGAATCCTCGTAGCTCCAGTACGCCGCCCCCAACAGGCGGTCATAGAGCAGCTTGACCACCGGGTCTTGCATCGTTGCGGTCACCACCTCCAGCTGCTCGGCAGACGTAAACAGATCCAGCTTCTGATTGCCCACAAAGCGTGGCCACGCGACAGGGAGCACGCCAGGCCCCCACGTGCCATCCGCCCGCGCGATGCTGTCCACATCCGGGCGATGGTCATTCATCACCACCCATCCCTCTGGGCAGTCACCGCCGACCTGCTGCAGGCTTTCGCCCACGATTGCGAAAACTTGCATCACATCGCCCCTTTCAATTTCCAAACTTTGATGCGGCAAGGCAGCGAGGTGGTGATGTCGCCGGTGTTGGAGTGGGCCCCACCGGATTGAGACCAGCGACCTAACAGCCCGTTCTGCCCTGTAGTGAGCACCACAGAATCGCCCAGCTGCTGCGCAGATGTGAAGTAGATGTACTGCACGCCACCGGAGTTAACAGACAAGTACCCACTTGATCCCCACACGCCGCCGACTTGAACTTCAGCAATGCACAGGACATGACTGCCAGGGAAAGGATTCGGCATCACGTAACGCGTGTTAACCGCTACGTTTGCCGGCGCTGCAGCCGTGCCTCCATTGGGGTAGAGAATCGTGAACCCCGTCGCAGCATCCAGTGCCTGCACTTTTGCATCCACCACAGCCAACTGAGTGGCCAGCGTTGCCGCATCCACGCTGCCGGCATTTGCCGCTTCGGTGAAGATGCGTACCGTCATCACACCATATGCGGTCTTGACGCGGTTTTCATCGGCGGTCGGAACCTGCGCGGATGCCCGGAATTCGAAGTCGTAACCATTAGGATCTGCTTGCCCTGCATTTCGCCAACCCTTGCTGATCGGTGAACGCTGGAACACCCCTGTTGCACCGATGCAAACACCTATACCGTTTGATCCAGTCATGCTGCCGGTCATCTCCCGGATAGCATCACCAATGCTCGTCCCGTTCAGCGCATCCGGACCACCACGCAAGTAGAACGGCTTCCCGGTTCCCGCTTGCACTGCATTCAGATCCGGCACGCGCACCCAGCTCGCCCCGTCACCCGAGCTCCAGCAGTTGCGCTTTGTGGCGTCTGCCTGCCACATAGCCTCGGTGACCACGTTCTGCTTGCCTGCGAGAACGGCCGCGACTGCGTCGGGGTACTGCAGCAGCGTGATTTGCTGACCGTCAGTAGGGATGCGCCCGGGCGTCAGCGCGGCGATGCTGGCGCGTGGCCCGTTGTGCCATGCGTAGCTGAACAACTCGCCGCCATCCGTGCCAAAGGGCTGCCAAGCCACTTTCACACGATTGAACCACTCCGGTTTGCCCGATGTTGAATTCAGCCGGATGAGAAGCCCTGTCTCAGGCACTGGGTCGGGCCGCTCAGCCTGGGGGCCTTCAGGCAGGACTGCCGCACCCGTAGCGGACGTTCGCATTACCGCGTCTGCAAGCACCCCCTCTGCAGCATCGGCAGCGGCCTCGGCACGACCGGCGGCAGATCCAGCGCTGACAGCGGCCTGATCTGCCGCAACATGTGCCGTATTTGCAGCCGCTGCATCCCCTGCAGCAGATCCCGCGTGCCCGGCCGCGACATCACGAGCAGCGCGGGCTTCATTACGGTAGCCCATTGCAGCGTCTGAGCCAGCCTGAGCAGCTTCTTCAGCAGCTGCTGTCGCATCGGCCAGCTCTGCAACCTCCCGCGCCTGATCATTCATCTGCGGTACAGCTTTAAACAGGTCGGCCCAGACTTGAGATGCCTTCTGTTCAAAATCTGCCGGCGTATCAGCAGGAGTCGGCGGGGTGCTAATCGGGTCAATTTGAGTGACCATGTCTGTCCTCAGAAAAAGAAAAACCCGCCGAAGCGGGTTGTCATGGGGGGTATGGACTCAGGACTCTGTGAGCCCTTCAAGGTTGAGGGACAGCTCGCTGTATCGGGAATATTGAATCCCGATGTCGTAATCGGTGTACCAGCCATAGACGTTCGTCTGCTCGTATTGCCCTGACACCAACCACAGCAGCGGCGTAGCCCGCAGGCCTGAAAGAACACGATCGACGTTGTCGAGTTGCGAGTTTTCAACCAGGACCTGGATGGACCGCGTACGGGCAAAGGCACGCTGCTGCAGCTCCACATCGCCCCACTGGTCCACGACCTTTCGCGAGTAGTCCAGCATTCCCATGCGAACACCGGACAGAACCCCCATACCAATGCTTTGCTGCTGGCCAACCAGAATCACGCCAATGCCGGCATCGTTCGCAGCTTCAATGTCGATGCGAATCGTGGCCCCGCGGTAACTCGGCAGATCCAGCGCATGGAAGTTGCGCCGCTCCCGCCGCTCGCCGAAGGTCCACGGATACCAGCCCGACACCCCGGGCGAGGTCCAGAGCATGGTGGTCTTGTCGTAGACAGTGCCATATGCCGGGTCGATTGCTCGAATGCGCACCGATCGCAGCCCATCAAACTCCAGCAGGGCTACGGAATTGACCGCCCGCCCCGGCATGATCTCAAACCAGGCCGCGCCAGAAAAGCGTGTCTTGGTGGAGTGAGAAAGGTCGAACGCCTTCCAGCGATTCGTTGGCCCGATCTCCACCCACCAGGTCGCGTCGGACGGTGGCGGCTTGCCGGTGTTGGCAGCCTGCACGGATTCCCACACCTTGTGGGCGTAGACAACCCTGTCACCAGCCGCGTACACCGTCCCAGCCGCCCAAGCTGGATAGTCGTCCTCTGGGATACTGGAATCCAGCATCGCCGAGGTGATGACTTGCGGCTTCACAACCACCAGGCTCATACCTCATTCCTTTCTGTTGGAAGACCCTGGGTTTCCCAGCGCATCAGCAGCCGGTTGTTGTCCTGCTGCAGCCGCACAATCGTTGCCGCCTGGGCACGCTGCTCTTCACGCAGTGCGCGAATCTCGGCGACCAGCACTTCACTGTTCCCGCCGCCGCCCAGTGCGCCGGCAAGCTGGCTTTGATTCCAGATCCGGCTGGGCCCTGTGGCCTCCAGCTCCGGCCCGTTCTCGCCCACCCACCGCAGACCACCCGCGTGATAACCGCCGGCGGCAAACGCTGGAATCGGATCGCCTTTCAACGCCGCCACGATGGCGCGCAGGCCGTCCAGCTGCGCCGCGGTGCCGGCATTGATTGCATCGGCAATCACCTGCTCCGCAGAAACGGTGGCCGCGCTCAGGCTTTCCAGTGCGGTGTCAATGCTGCCCAGCAACCCCAGGGCAACGTCCTGGTAGTCGTCAGCCTCGGCATCGCCTTCCAACAATCCGGCAGCATTGCTGGCCTGCGCCAGCAGCTTGGCCGTCTGGATGCGCCATTCCGCACCGGTGACGGCCTCGGCTTTGAGTGCCTCGGACAGGCTTTGCAGGTTCCCCGCCATGGAGTCCACATACCCGGCCCGGGTCGTTCCGGTCGTGGCCAGAGCCATGGCGTAGTCCGTTGCGTACCGGCTGCCCAGCTCCGCAGCCGTCTGCGCTGTATCCAACTGCCCGAGGCGAACTTGATCCACCACGGAACGCAGGTTGCCCGCGCTTTGCAGCATGCCCTGGACCGCCGCAGCCTGGGCCTCGTAGAAGTCCACGACCTCACCACGCAGCTCGCCGAGCTTGGTGACGCTGGTGCCGGCCTCCACCACCCAGTCTTTCATTGCGGCGGCATAGTCCACCTGCGCCTGCACCTGGGCCTGCTGGGTGGCCGCCAAAGCTGCCTGGGCCGCAGCCAATTCGTCCGCATAGACTTTGGCGGCGGCCGCGGCATCGTCGTACACGCCCTGCTGCTGTGCAATCGCGGCATCCAGGCCAGAGATAGCTCCAGTCATTTGCTGGAGGGTCTGCGCATATGCAGCTTGTGAAGCCTCCACCATGGCTGTCACGGTATATTTCCGATAGCTATGGCTCCCGCGGCGGCGCAGCCACTGGTCCATGGCCCATGCGGCGGTGGCGTCGGCATTCTGCTTTGCGGCATCGATCTGCGCCTGAGCAGCGCTGCGCTGGGTTTGCAACCCACTCAAGGTGGACTGCTGCTGGCCAGCGGCCGCTGCGTAGGCATCACGCACAGACTGCGCCTGGGCTGCTGCAGCTGCAGCAGCAGAGTTGGCGGCGCCGGCGGCATTGAGCCCATCCATGCTGGGTCCGGCCGTGTTGATACCCGCAATCGCCGCAGCGATTTCATCAGCAGACATCACGCCAGCGCCGCGAAGAATGTCTTTGCGCGAACCAGCCACATCCATCTGGGCAGAGGCAATCGACTCGCGCAGGTCGGAGAAGAAGTCCGAGACGGAGCTCGACATGTCCGAAAGCTCTTTCGCCCAGGTGTCCGAGATCGCCGCGAACTGCGAAGACAGTCCCAGCAGCACGGCCGCAAACTCAGCCCCGCTCTCCCCGGCCGCCATTTGCGCCTCAACGAGCGCACGGTACTCCTCGCGCGTGGCCGGCACATCTGCGTCGTATTTGGTGAACACCTCCTGCAACTGGGCCATCGTCCTCGCCTGCTTTTCAGCATCCGAGTAGTACAGGTCGTAGAACTGGCCGGCATTCGTGACCAGCGCATCAATCCCCCCGGACACCGACAGCAGCGTGCCTTCCACCGCATCGGTCATGTCCTTAAACATGGCCATGGCGTCGCCCAGGCCCAGCAGCTGCGCCTTGGTATTGGCGATCTGCTGCGCCAGTTGAGCAATGGCTTCGAACTTGTCGGTACCGGACAGCTTGTCTAACTCGGCGGTCGCCCCATCGATGATGGCATCGCCCCAGGCGGGCGCGATATTGCGCAGAGCCACCAGCGTGCTGCCCGAGACTTCCTCCAGATACTGGCCCCAGGCTTTCTCGACGTTTGAAGAGTAGCGCCCCGACTTGCCGCCCCACCCTGCAATCGCGATGCCATTTGCATCGGAAATACTCAGCAAGCCACGCGACTTGTCATCCCCGTCACCTGAGAAGCCGGTTTCTACTCGCCAACCCGCGCCTTTTCCGAACGCTTCGGACAGGCTGTCAAACATTCCCCCCAGCGTCGACGCAAGCGAAGAGATCCCCGTCTGAGTTGTGCCGGACCAGTTCTTGGCCTGGTTGACGTTGACCGTGGACTTGTCGCCCTTCAGCACCCCATCGTCATAGACCGCGCCAGCGCCCACGTGGGGAGTCCCACCGTTGTCCAGCGCCTTGGCGATGCTTGCAATGGCAACGATACCGGCGACCCAAGGTAGTGCCGCCCCCGCCATCATCCCTAGGCCTGCACCAGTGTTCCCCGCCGCAATCACCCCCGCGCCAGTGCTGAACGCATTGGCGGTAAAGCCAGATGCAGCCATGCCCGCGCCAAACGAAGTGGCCGCGCTGGAGCCGATCATGGTCCCTACGCTGGCAAGCGAAGTGCCCAGGCCATAGGTCATGGACCCAGTCAGCGCGCTGTAGAGCGAATGACCGTTCTGCACCATGCTTGCGGCCGTAGACAGATCCGAGACATTTGCTCCTGAAGCACTTCCGCCCAGGCCAATCGCCCCCATCACGTTGGAGACCCCGGCTTTCACAATCGGCTGCAGCACCAGCGTGCTGAAAAGGCGTTTCAGGTAAGTGGCCGCATCCTTGCCGCCGGACATGATGTAGTCGGCCAAGGTATCACCGACAAGCTGGGAGGTCTTGTCCCATTCCGAGACATACGCCTTGCGCTGCGCCAGCGCCACCTTCTTGGCGTAGCGCTCGTTGATGCGGATTCGCTCTTCCTCACGAACCGACTCGTCCAGATCCAGGTTCTTGGCCAGCGCCTCCAGCTCTTTGCGCCGCTCAATCTCTGCATCAAGCTGGGCCACGGCGATTTGCCGCGCCTCGGCAGTGCGGCCCAGCATCTGGGCTTCCAGCTCGATGCGGGCGATCTGGTCCTGCAGTTCCAGGTCGGCCCGGTCGCTCGCCAGGCGCAAGCTCTCCTTCGCCTTGGCCTGCTTGACGTAGTCGTCTGCCAGCTCGTCTTGCAATGCCAGGTATTCCTGGTAGCCGGCAACGTTCAGCTTGATGGCCTTCTGCTCCTTCTCCAGCACGGCCAGCGCAGCGATTTGAGCTTGGACCAGAGCGATGGTCGCTGCACTGGCGCCCTGCTTTCCACGCGCCAGCAGCTCGTCGTACTTGATCTGCAGCTTCTGGCTCTCGGTCAGCTTGGCAGATCCGTCCATCTGCAGCTTCACGGCGGCCATGTGCTCATTCACAGCCTTGAGCAGGCCTTGGTAGCTGTTCTCTGCGGCCTTTGCTTCACCTGCGCCGGCTTTCAGCGCCTTGGCTTCAGCCTTGCCTGCTTCGGAGGACTCGTAGCGCTTCTTGTTCAGGTCCGTGATGGCGGCGGCATATGCGGTTGCAGACATGGCCCCCGAATCAAGCGCCGCGGCATAGCCTGCCAGGTCATCGATGAATTTCTTCGTGACCCCACTGGTCTCAGCCGACTTGGACAGCAAGAACTGCTCAGACGCTTCAAACTTCGCGCGCTGCTGGACGATGGTCTTGCTGGTGCCCAGCCCCTCGGTATAGGCACCGACAAGCGCGCCACCTTGCAAGGCATCTTTCTCGCGCCTGGCCTGCTGCAGCTCCCCAATGTACCGCTGAACGTTGCCGATTTCCTTCAGCAACCAAGCACTCGTGCCTTGAGTGGCTGCTATGCGCTGCAGGCGCTCAAGTTCCTTCTGTGCCTCCGCCGTGGCAACGGCGTTGTCATACATATTGACCTTGGCGCGCTCCGTGACGCTCGTGAGATCGTGCATCACGCCAATGGCGGCGCCCATCTGCCCCCAGAAGCCTGCACCTTGAATGCGCGCTTGCTCCATGGCCAAGGAAATCGCATTCAGCGACTCGGCAGACTCACTCATGCCCTCTGCAGCAGCCTTGCTTACTCCGCTATCGCCAACGTTCTGCTTCAGGCGGTCCCACGCATCAATGAACCGGTTGGTCGCCGCATCAAGCCGGTGGGCAGCCTTTTCTGCCGCGCCTCCCAGGCTGCTCTCCAGCTCCTTGGCAAACTTGGGCAGGAAGTCATCCGCCAGGAGTTGACCTTGCTCCAGCATCTTGCCGAGCTCGGCGGTGGTAACGCCCATGGCCCGCGCAGCGATCTGGAGCGAGCCAGGCAGACGCTCGCCAAGCTGTCCACGCAACTCCTCAGCTTGCACCGTGCCTTTGGACACCATCTGCTGCAAGGCCAACAGGACCCCGCTCGATTGCTCGGCAGACAGGCCCATAACCGTCGACGCTTTGGCAACCGACTCAAAGACTGCCCTCGCCTTCTCTCCCTCGAGCGAGGTCCCCTTGGCAGCCGCTTGAAACTGCATATAAGCCAGGGCCGTGCTCTGGAACTGCAGCCCCAGGGCATGCGTTGTCTTGCGCAAGTAGGCAATCTCGTCAGCGCTGCCACGCGCAGAAGAGAAGTCCAGTCCAGTGCGCAGACGCTCGGCGGCAGCGCTGGCCGAGAACAAGGCCACTGCCGATTCCTTGGCCCACGAAACCACCTGCAGACCAAGCAAAGCTTGAACGCCCCGAACAGCCAACTTCATGTTCGCGGCCAGGACCTCGTTGGCAGACGCCATCTCCTTCGCGCCTTTGACTGCGCCAACGGTAGCCGCCTGCTCTGCCTTGAGAGCTTGGATCTTGTTCCCGATAGCGCGCGCAACCTCCTGGGCAGACGCGCTCATCCCGCGCGATTGCGCTAGGTACGCCTCGCGGTCGCCGCGGCCCATGCCAATGGTCTTGGCCTCCTCCATCAGCTTGCGGATGTACTGCTCTTCCGTCGCGCCCAGCGAATCAAGAGCGCGGCGCAGATCCTCCGAGTTCTTGATGGTGCTGCGTGCGGCATTGCCCAGCCCGCCAAGGGCGGCCCCTGCCTTGGCCGCACCAGCTGCTACGCCGCTGAGGTCTGGAGCTGACTGCCGCAGGCCTTCCAAGGTCTTGCCGGCGGTTTTGACCACTCGCTCCACGCCGGCCATTGCCTGCTCGACCTTCGGACCTTGCTCCGCCAAAGTCTTGAGGGACTTGATGCCGCGCTCAATGCCATCGGTCTCCATGCCGACGCCGATGCTTGTCACTTCATTTGTCATGCGCGTCTCAGAAATGGAAAAGGCCCGCCGGAGCGAGCCAATAAAAATGCCCGCAGAGCGAACTGTGCGGGCATGAAAAAGCAACCCGAAGGTGGCCGTTTGGAGGTCTTACTGTTGTGGTTGCTGCTGCTGCCGCTTCAAAAGTTCAATGATTTCAGCTCTCTGCGCTCGAGCCTCGAGCTCCGACGAGACTTTGAAGATCACGTATGGGATCACCGCAAATGCAAGACCCATTGCCGCAGCTGCAGCCTCTTGAGGCGCTCCTCTTGAGAAAATCAAGCCGACGGCCACAATTTTGCCTAAATTTTCAGCAGACAACCAACTCCAGTAAGCCCACAAAAAAGCCCCTCGAGAGGGGCTCTTTTGCTTCCTTAGCCTTGAAGCAGCAGCAAGGCTCAAGCCTGATGATCAGAACTTAGCAGCAGCTGCGCCTGACCACCCGGCAAACGAAACACGGAAACCGCACCCACCAACTGGCTAGCTTGAGAGTTCAAGCTTCCCGCTGCCGCAGCGCTCTCCTCAACCAAAGCGGCATTTTGCTGGGTCGTGTGATCCATCTGCATCACGGCTTCACCAACCTGAGCTACGCCTTGGCTCTGCTCATTACTTGCGGCGCTGATCTCACCCATGATGTCAGTGACCCGCCGTATGGCACTGACCACCTCTGTCATCGTGCTGCCCGCTTGATCCACCAACTGGGAGCCTTTCGCCACCTGGTCAACACTGGCGGATATCAACTGTTTGATTTCCTTGGCTGCTTCTGCACTGCGGCTGGCCAGCGAACGCACCTCAGAAGCCACCACCGCAAATCCACGGCCCTGCTCACCCGCACGGGCCGCTTCCACCGCGGCGTTTAGTGCCAGGATATTGGTCTGGAAGGCAATGCTGTCGATCACTCCAATGATGTCGGCAATTTTCTGGCTGCTGTCATTGATACCTTTCATCGTATCCACGACCTGGGCGACAACCTCTCCGCCCTGTGCGGCTACCGTGGAAGCTTTTAGAGCCAGTTGATTGGCTTGGAGCGCGTTGTCGGCATTCTGACGCACGGTCGAACCAAGCTCTTCCATCGAAGCAGCAGTCTCTTCCAGCGCACTCGCTTGGCTTTCAGTGCGGGTAGACAGGTCGCTATTTCCTTGCGCAATTTGTGCACTAGCAGTGGCAACACTTTCGGCATTAGAGCGCACGCCTGCCACCACATCAGCCAATTTAGCTTGCATATTCTGCAGAGCTTTAAGCAGTTCAGCAGTCTCGTCACGGCCTTCAAAATGAATGGGCTGTGTCAAATCTCCATTCGCAATATTTTCTGCACTTCGGACTGCAACCTGCAGAGGACGCGTCACAGAGAGGCTTAACAGTCTTGCTGCCACAACGCCAATCACTAATGCAATCACAGTACAAACGATGATGATGATCCGGCCTTGTTTGGCTTGTGCGGTTGCTTCATCTCTAGTTCGCTCATACAGCATCTGCTGACGTGCTTCAAACTCTTGTAGTGACTTGTTATATGCCTCGGCAAGAGGCGCAATCACTTTCTCAAGATCGTCAGTTACATCTTCCCCGTTCGCCTTGCGTTTCAGAAGATCGCTTCTAGGGCCACGATAAGCTTCGCGGGCTTTATCGATCGCTGCAACCAATTCGCGGCCAGCATCTGTGCGAATCAATCGCTCCACAACGGTCCGTGCAGCATTCGTTGTTTGAGACGTCTTGTCCATCTCTGCAAGCAGAGCATCAAAGTGGCGCCTGTCAGTGGTCGTGACTGCTGCCCGAGTACGCACCCAATTTAATTCAACTGTTTGACGCCAGTCCGCTGTAGCTTTGACTCTTTCATTATCTATTTGCGTCAGCTGCTGAGTTACTTTTTCCAGCTCTTGCAAACGCCAAACGCCTATGGCAGATATAACGGCAGTAATTGCCAATACCAACCCGAAAGAAAACGCCAAGCGTTTTCCAATTTTTATATTTAAGAGTCCCAAGATCATCACCTCCCTTGATCACATCCTGGTATGGAAAATAGCTTCCATATCGATGGTAAGGGAAATGATGAAGATCAAGATTAGTTGAGAACCCTACTGCCAAGCAAAACATCTTTCCTGCAACGCCAAGGAGCGAGCGCCATCTTTTAGTGCGCATCTCTAGAATGCTGCGCAAAAAAATATACTCAGGCGAGAAATTCCGCTCACGACTGCGCATCAACTTCTAGGCTTCATCCCGTCCGAACAGCCGGTCACTTCGAGCTGCTCCGACGCGCTGATAGATCGTCTTCTACTCAGATCTCGGCGCAAACTCCCGCATCACCTCCAGCGCAAAACTCTCCAACGACATCAGCGATTCGTGGAGGTCGTTCCAGGCTTCATCTTCCAGCCCAAGGCGATCCATCAGCGGGTAGATAGCCTCCCACTGCAGGCCAATGGGTACGCCGCCCATGGGCGGCAGCCTCCAGCGCGTGCCGACGCGCCGGAACAACTCGTGGACCTGGATGTTGTCTGGCCAGAGCTCCACGATCTCCGTTTCGTAGTCCTCCAGCTCGAACCCCTCGCTGCGCGCCTCAGCCTCCGTAACCGGCGGCTCAAACAGGGCGCGAGCGATGGCCTTCAGTTTCCCAAGCGGCCTTGGAACAGTGCGCCGTCGATCTTGTTCAGCGTGGCAGAGATGGTGCCCGGCAGGATGTCTTCCAGCTCGACGATGTTTTTCGCGTCCATCGCATCTTCCAGATCCCAGCCTGTTGCAGCCTTCAGGATCAGGTCCGCGGCTTCATTCACGCCACTGCTGACCAGGCCGGCGAAACTGAATTCCGAGTCTTCAGGCTTGGCTTCGACACGGATGGATTTCAGGTAGGCATCGCGGTGCGCCGCCCATTCGGACTTGCGCAGCCCTTTCACGGTGAAGGCGATGGCCACCAAGGCGCCATCACGGCGTTTGATCTCCACCGGCATGCTGAACTCGGGCGCTGCGTCGCCCAGGGTCTTCAGGCTCACTGCAGGGATGGACTTTTGATCGGTCTTGCTCATGTGTGTCTTTCGCTAGAGGAAGGAATGCCCGTGCCTGGCCCTGCCGCTCTAGCGAAGAGCGAACAGGGCCAAGTCGGTGCGGGGGTGCCCTTAGGGCTAAGGAGGAGGCCCGCGCAATGCAGGCAGGGATCAGCCGGCGTAGCGCGTGGAAACGTTCTGGGCGTTGAACGTGCCCTTCACGGTCACGGCCTGGCCTTCGGTCAGGGTTTCTTCTTCATTGAAGGAGACCTTGGCGGGGATCAACGAGGTAGCGCCGGTCTTGGCGCGGCGGCGCACCACGGTGTCGGCGTTGGTGTCCGACAGCATCTTCAGCGCCGTGTACGCGGGCGTGCCGATCATGTCCGCGTCCATGTCGAAGGTACGTTGCACCGCGTTGAAGCCATCGTTCAGGACGATTTCCACATCAGACTCGATGAACTTGACGTTCACGGTCTTGGCATCGCCGCCACTGGAGCTGTGGTTCATGGTGCGGTCCAGATCCACCCAGGTGCTGACCTTGCGGGCAGAGCCGGCACCACCACCTGGGGTGAACAGCTCGGTGTTGCTGGTGTCGATGCCTTCCAGCACATAGGCATCGGTGGTCACCGACTTCACGCGGGCAGCGCGAAAGTTCAGCCGGCCCCAGCCGCTGTAGATCAGCAGGATGTCGCCCACGCTGTAGCCATGGGCCGTGCTGGAGCACGATGCCTCGGCAGCATTGGTGATGGCGGTGATGGTCTTCGCTGCGGCGAGGATAGTGGCTACCGAGTGAACGGTGCCATTGGGAGTGCGTGCCATTTCAGGCCCTTTCAGAAACGAAAAACCCGCCGAAGCGGGTTGAAGTTGCGCCCAAAGTGGGCATAGAGGCGCCCAGGCGGACGCAAAGTGGAAATACAGAGCCACCCGAAGGTGGCGCTGCAATAGAGGCCGGAGAGGTTCAGTGCGGCAACGTTTGCCAGGCGATAGACACCGGCACGCGGTACCAGCCACCATCAGGGTAGCCAGAGGCAATGGCCGGATGTGCGTCCAGGAACAGGTAATGCGCCCCAAGCTCCAGCACCAGGCCGGCCTTGAAGTGCTCGGCAACCCTCTGCGCCAGGTCGATGGCCCCGACCTTCCCCTGCCCTGCCGGATGAACAACCGTCACCTGCAAAATGCCGCGGTCCTCACGAACATCCAGCGCCAAGCCGTGCTCGATGGGTTTGTTGCGCAGCTGATTGACTTGCAGGTACGCCTGGCCAGTGACGGGCGTATAGGCCACGTCCTCCCAGGCAATGGGCGGTGGATCCGGCAGGGCCAGCAAATGCTGCTCCAGGGCAGCGTCGATGATGTTGGGGTTCATTTCAGCTCCCTGGCAGCCTTGGCCACAGCTTCGGCGTAGTTCTGCACGGCCAGGCGCACCATGCCGGCCGGCGCCTGTTCGGACCACCCGTGCTCAAGGCGGTAGGCATACGGCAAGCTGTTGACGATCCAGATGGTTTGGCCCGGCTTCCAGCCAGCGACCTCTGCCACTAGCTTCCTACGCGCCTGCTCTCCATTGGCGTCGTAGGTGCTTGTGGTGCCGGCATCCATGACACCGATCCCCGTCATCCAATTGGATTTGAAGCGCCCGGTGTCCACCGGCGAACGGTCGATCATCTGTCCGCCCAGGTCCAATGCGGCATTGCGCACCACGTGCTCAGCCTTGTCGCCCGCCGCATCGCACAGGCGTTTGAGATCTGCAGCAAAGCCCATCACGCACCCCGCACTTGCAGCTTGTAAAGCACCGTCACACCTGCTGGAGCCACGCGCTCTACTCGCACGATGCTGTACGTGGTGCCAGAGGCCGTCACTGTCCACCCCACCTGGGGCGGCTTCGCGATCTGCGGGGCCAACAGCAATCGTTGGTCGCCTTGCAGCACGCTCACCCCGTCGATGTTCTGGGCCTTGTAGCCGAACAGGGCTCCAGTACCGTCGAAGTTCCGCGCCGGCTCGACCGGCACCACGCCCACGCCAGGGACGTAGCCGCCGCCGGCGCCTGGCTTGTGCACCACCACCGGCTGGCCAGCTTCTTCCAAAGCCTCCAGCGCATCGGCGGCGGCTTCGTTGTAGTCAAAGGCCATGATCAGCCTCGCACCAACTTCAGGCCCAGGCCGCTGCCTATAGTCATGCCCTTGAGCAAGGCATCAATCACCGGGTAGCGCATCTGGCCGCCTTGGTTGCCCTCTGCGTACTTGGTGGTGATCACGTCCACGGTCTTTTCAGTCACAACCCGGCCATCGGTGTCCTTGAGCAGCTCGCCCTTTGCTGCGCGCCAGGCAGCCTCACAGCAGGCGTCCTTGACCTTCTGGGCTACCGGGTCGAGGTGCAGTGGATCGATGGCGTAGTTGCTCAGGACGTACTGTGTAGCGCGGCGCAACGCCACCTCGGCCTTACGCACCTCAGCTGGATCGGGCTCTGCGGCTGGCTCACCTTCGGGAGGTTGCGGCACAGTGGTAACCGGCCAGTTGTGCCCAAAGTCCTCCATATACTGCGCCGCATCCTCCAGGCCCACCAGCGAATTGAAGCCATCTTCAGGCGCAACGATCAGTGCCATGGCTTAGCTTTCGATACGGGCGGCCTTGTCTTCGTCGGCCAGGTTATTCCACTCAGCACCGGTCAGACCAGAGCGCTCGAATGCCGCATGCAGCATCTGCAGATCGGACTTTTTGGCCTTGACGTCGAAATCCACGCCGGCGGCGGCCAGGGCTTCGCGCAGCTCCGAAACGGAGGCCTTGCCGGTGCCTGCCTCCAGGCTATCGACATGATCGTTTTGCTGCCAACCAGCAGGCGCATAGGCAGCATCCACAATGCGCACGCCCTGGGCGATCAGCTCGGCCTTGCGTTCTTTGCTCACCGGGTGCGGCTCGTAGTGGATGGGCTTTTCGTCTTTGCTCATGCAAATCTCCAAAGAGAAAGGAGCCGAAGCCCCTTTGGTGATTACTTGGCCGCGTCGCCCACCGTCAGCACGCCGGCCGTTGCCTTGATGCTGTTGGCTACCAGGTCCCAGTTCGCACCGGTGCCCAGGGCCGCATCGCTTGGGCTCTTGCCGCCATTGGCCGTGTCCCAGGTGTAACCCAGCATGCTCAGGCCAAAGCTGTAATCGGCTTGGAAGGAGGTCTCGATGCGCTCCTTGCCGTTGGCGGTCTCGATGTTGGTGATCAGGTCCGAGCCATCGGTCACCACGGCCGCACCATTGGCCAAGGACAGCACCCGTTGCTTGTTGGGCGTTCCCGCGGCATACAGAGCCGGCGCATCGGTCACGATGACCGCCTTGCCCAGGATATCCACGATGGTCACGTTGCCGGCCTGGAACAGCTGCTGGGCATTGGCCAGGTTCTGGCCGATCAGCTTGTGGAAGACCTCGCCGGTCATCACCTGGGCGATCAGGCGGTTCGATGCATCACCGAACTTGGCGTGGCCGGCGTTGATGGCTGCATACGAGATCCCGGCGGTAGCCGACACATCGTTCAAAGCAGCAGGCTGGTTGCCCAGGGCCGCCACCAAAGCGCGAATGGCCGTGTTCAGCTGGTCGGCCACGATAGCCTCGGACAGGTTGCGGGAGATGACCTCCAGCGCCTCTTCCGGAGACTTCTGGATCCAGCTCATCTGGGCCGGCTCCCACAGGATGGGACCAAAGCCGCCGGCGATCTTCACCGCATCGTGCTGCTTTTGGGCCAGCGGGGTTGCTGCCTGCTCTTCATTGGCGCCGTAACGGCCGACGCGGCGCTGTGCACCGTGCAGGCCGGCCCAGAAGCTTTCCTGCAGGAAGTCGCCGTCAATGCCTTGGGTCGTCAGGCGGATGGCGCCGGCGGATGCGGCGTTGAACTTGGCGACGTCTTGCGCCAGGGTTTCGATGGTCGCGGTCTTCAGGTGCTGGTTGAAGACCTTCATATCGGACAAGGACATGGCTATGCCTTTCTGCCCATCACTGGGCGTTGGATGTCATCTGTTTGATTGCGGCAACCCGTTCGGCTTTGCTGCCGCCGAAATTGCCTTGAGGTTTCCCACCGCCACCACCGGAACTTGAAGCACCGCCGCCGCTGGCCCCTGTGCCCTTGAGGATGTGATCCTTGCCTGGGTACTGGTTGACCAACATGCCCAAGGCCTCATCGAAGCCGGCCAGCTCGCCCGGGTTGGATGCCGAGTACAGCTTGTTGCCGTTCGCGTCCTTGGCCACGACCTTGCCCTCTTCGATGCTGAAGGCCTTGCCGAAGTAGGCCTGCACCAGGTCGGGCGGAATCGCCAGCTTTTCCTGAGCGAACTTGGAGCGTGCGAAGCTGCCACCGATCATCTCGGCGTACAGCTGCTGCTCCAGCTTGGCGGCCTGACCGTTCGCTGTGTCCAGCTGCGCCTGGAATGCCTTGCCGATCTCGGTTTTGACCTTCTCGATCTCGCCGGCATCCACCAGCTTCTTGGCATCGAGGTTGGCCACCAGCTGCAGTGCCTCCAGCGCCTTGGCCGGGTCTGCAATGCCTTCAAAGCCCTTGAGGGACTTCTCAGCGATTTCGGCCCGCTCACGGTGGGACTTGGCCTCGGCATTCAGTCGCGCGATGGTCTGGGTGGTGCCCAGGGCATCGAACACCACATCGGTGCCGTCGTCTTTCACATACACGGGCTTGCCGTCTTGCAGGACTGCATGGCCTTGATCATCAAGCTTCAGTTTCATAGGTGATATGGCCATCCGGCCTTAGTGGAGTGGGCCATCCAGCCCTTTGCGCCCTCAGCCATCCAGCTTCTGGGCAAGAAAAAGCCCGCCGGGATTGCTCCAGGCGGGCGGAAAAAGAAAAGCCAGCGGTACAGGCTGGCTTCAGGGGTTAGTTTTGGTCTTGCATAAAGCGGCGCTCCTGGATGGTTCGCTCTCCGAACCATTTACGAGGATTGCCGCACATCCAGCAGGAGCAGATACAGGGATGCTGCACAACAGCTCCAAGACGACGAGGCTCTAACCCCTCATCTTGGTTGCCCCAGTATGAGGCTCTTGCAGCTTTCAAGCGCGCGACATGGCTGCGCCTTTCAGCACGGCTTTGGTCTTTCGGAAACATACAGACTCCACCGACCGCCTGCCGCTGTAGAAGTACAGCTATTCAAGGGCAAACGGTCGTTCTTATGTGGATCTGTTCGTATTGGGTTCTCTTCACTTCACTACCTTTGGCTTGATCCGCCTCGGTTTGGGCTCTTTCACGACCTTGGGCCGATCGGGAATCATATTGCTATAGATACCCCGCTTCCAGCAGTGCGGGCAGACACCGTGGTCCGTCACGGTGCCAGGCTTGATCCGGCCTCCAACGATGCGATCGCCGTTGCGGATAATCATCGTGTCCAGGCCGCCGCACTTGTTGCACATTAAGGCCCCATCAGGGCGTGCGATCGCCTTGATGCGCTCAACCATGGCGGTAAGGCGATCTGGCGGTGTGGGAGGGACAAGCTCTAGCGGCATCGCTCGATTGTGCCTACAGCCCTGCCAGTCGGAAAGCCTCCACATCACGCTTTCGCAAGTCTTCCAACGTCAGCAACTCGCCCCGCGCGGTGTACAGGTCTGCCATTTGCAGCTTGCCGTCACGCAGCAACCGGCCCCGGGTCGGGCCCAGCACCTCGTCCTGGCGTTTGGCGCTTTGCTTCTTCAGCCAGTCCGCATAGCTGGTGTCCGCCGCCACCTGGCCATCCATGCTGGCTCGGGTCTTGCCGCCCACCTCGATCTCCGGGATGTCAATGCCCAGCTCCTTGAAGCTCTTGAGCACCGGCACCTGGCCGGAGCGGCAGCGCCAGTGCAGGCGCCCTGGGCCGGCCAGCCACGGTACCTTGTGCCCCATCGGCTTGTGAGTGCCAGGCGTGTACAGCAGTCGATCACGAATACGGCACATCGCGCTGGTGCGCAGATCCAGCGTGGCCGACCACTGCAAGGCTTTCAACAGGTCGACATTGGCCTCCATCACGTTGTCCTGGGCCACGCCGGCCGTGTGCGACAACGCTGTACGCACCACAGCCTCAACATCGCGCCGATCCTTCTGGATCAGTCCATCCTCGAAACTCTTCGCCCGGGTGCCTCGCAGCTCGCGCATGATCTGCTCTGTGGTCTTACCTTCCACAAAGCCCTGGGCAATGGCCTGGCGCACCCTCTTCATCTTGGTGGAGTTCAGCTCGCTCCAGACGTTCTTGAGCAGCACGCCTTGGAACGGCCTGGACATGGCCGCTGCATAGACAGCTTCGGCGCTCACTGAGGCAACGTGCACACTCACAGGGAGATGCGAAACCAGCATCTGCTGCTGGTAGGCCACCTCGTAGGCCACAAACTCCTTGAGTTCCTTGGTCAGCTCCAAACCCATTTCGGCGTAGACCGCGGCGCTCAGGCTGCGGATACTGGTCAGCAGCGACTCCAAGCGTTCCATGGAGAACATCGTGGCGTCCATGCTCTCGAGCGCTACCGCCAGCTCTGCAGCCAGGCGCTTGTCCGACCGGTTCAGCACGGCCAGGATGCGGCTCAGCACGTTGGTGGTGTACCCCTGCAGGTCAATCTGGTGCCGGATGTGCTCCTGCAAGAGCAGGTCGTTCACAGAATCCATTACTCAACCCCCACAGTCCCAAGCGCCGGCTCAGTTTCCTTGGCCATGGCTGCTTCCTGCGCCACATCCAGGTCGGGGCTCAGCACGCCGCGGCGCTGAAGCTCCTTGAGGCCCGTTTCCTTGGTGATCAGGCCGCCCTGCGCCATCGTCACCACCAATTGAGCCGATGCGTCGCTCAGGCTGTTGGCCGCGAAGTCCTTGAACAGGCTGGCTGTGCCGCCCTCGCCGACCTTGAGCCAGTCCGCAGTGAACTGCAGCGCCAGGTCCAAGGCATCTTCAAAGTTCTCCACTATCCGCTGCAGCATGGACTTGTTGGCCTCTGCATCGTTGCTGGCCTCCGTCGCTGTGCGCTGGCCCGGCTGGGCCACCAGCAGCTCAGCACCGGTCTGGATCATCTGCGCCTCCAGCGCCTCCAGCTCGGAGCGCCCCACCGTCACCGACTCGGCCGAGCCCTGGACCACCTTGGCGTCGGCATTGGTCGGCAGGCGCAAAGCCATGTCGCTGGCGATGGTCACCTTGTCATCGCTGGTCAAACCCGTGAACACCAGCAGGCGCTTGCGGGCAAAGCGGGCGCTATCGTCCTGATCGCTCTGGTGCTGCCAGTGCTTGATGTTCAGGTCAGCCAGGCTGGACAGCGGCGGCAAGCCCTGCATGAAGCCGGCCCGCAGGCCATACAGCGGCACAAATGGGATATGGCCCAGGGAGGTAGTCCCCTCCTCCTCAAGGCTGTAGCCCTTGGCATCCTCCTGCCACAGCTCCCACTTGCCAGGGCTCAGCACGCGGACGCGCCTTACCGTCTTGGTGCCGTACTCGCCATCCTGAACCTCGGCCGTCTCCGACAGCCTCAGCTGCGTCAACACCACCTTGCCGCCCTCGCTGGCAGTCTTGAAGCCAAGGATCTGGTCATGCTTGATGTACACCCAGTACGGCTGCACACCCAAGCGCTTCTCGTCAGCCACAGTCTTGGCTTCGCCCTGGGTCTTGGGACAATCCACCAGGATTCCGCCAAAGCCATACTTGATCGCAGCCTGGTCGAAGCACTCCGATGCAAAGGCATGCAGGCTACGGCCCTGGCCGTCGATATCGCCCACCAGTGCCTCGACAGCCGCCGGCACACCGGTCAGCGTCAGCTCCTTGGCAAAAGGCTTGCCCGCCATCACGCCGCAGGTGCGCTCGAAGGCCGGGAAAAGCGTGGAAGTCTCCAGGCGGTACTGGTAGTCGTCGTTGCTCTCCGCCGGTTGCTGGGGCAGAAACTTCTTGGCGGCGGCTCGCATCGCCTTGGTACCGCCCAGCAGCGCAGCAATCGTTGGCCAATGCGCAGCCATCGCGCCCAGCTTCGGATCGCGTTCGTCTACTTTCAGAGCCATCGTGGCCTCACATTCGGAATTGCTGCACCTGGGCCACTTTCTTGACGATGGGCCACTGGTAAGCAATGGGGTAGCCGGCAGCGTCCAGGATGTGATCCACCCCGCTCGCCTTATCCGGCACCCCGTTTTTGTCGTATGCCTGCTGCTCCAAAGCCTCGGTGAGCTTCGGGCAGCGCAGCGTGTTGACCTTCAGACGCCTATGCCCCTCTCCATTCAAGATCAGGGCGTTTACGGCGTTGATGCGATCGGCCACCGCAGGATTGGTCGGATTCACCCGCACGCTCAACCCATGCTCCCGCAGGATCGACAGGTCAGACTCGCTGGCGTTCTTGCTGCTGCTGTTCTGGCCAGAGGCATCTGGGTAGACAGTCACAGCATGGCCTTTGCTGACGTAGCGGTCTTTGAACAGCTGCGCCATGTAGGGCGTGTCCCGCCCGTCTGTGATCTCGTCCACCGCCACCGGCCAACCATCCCGCACCACATAGACCACAGCAGCCATATGCAGACGGTTGAAGTCCATCCCGATCAGCAGCGGCTCGCCCTCCTGGATGGATTCAAAGCAGTGGCTCTGCACCCGGTCAAACTCCGGGTACACGCTGCCCGACATCAGGTTGACGAACAACCCACGCAGGTAGGCATCAATTAACTGCTTCGGATAGCTTTCGAACAGCGACGGGATGTAGTCCGCCGGTAGGTTCTTGGCGTTGTCGTAGGTGCTGGCCTGGATCAGCCCATACAGGCTTTCCAGTTGCGGCTTGTCCCGCAGCGCCTTCACAAACTGCTGGTACGTGAACTTGAAGCCCTCGGGCGTGGTAGTCACGTCCACGCCGTTCTTGAGCCCTGGGGCGTTGTAGCGCATCCGCGCGATGATCTTGCGCCAGGCCTGCTCCGCCTTGGTGGCCGCCATCACATCCAGTTCGTCGACCAGAGCGTGGCCAATCTTGAAGCCCACAATTGCCTGGGGTCGGTCCATCGACCGGCAGATCACCGTGGTGCGGTACTGCCGGCCGGAAAAGAGATGAACCTCTTTGTTCGACTCCTTAATATCGGCCCGCAGGCCCCAGTCGTGCGCCACCTCTTCCATCGTCGGGAAGAAGATGTCCCGGATCTGCGGATAGCTCGGGGCGAAGTACCCGGCATTGATCCGCGGCCACTCCCAGGCGTGCGATGCCAGCCCGGAACATCCCACCCAGGTTTTGCCCGAACCAAACCCTGCCACGAAGGCACGGTACTTGTGAGGCAGGTTCAGGAACTTGGCTTGCGGGACATTCAGGCGCGGGCTAACCGTCTGCATCTGCACGGGCGTCCTGCACCTGGACAATGACCTTGACCGGCTGGGGCGCGTCGCCGCCTTGGCCGTCGCTTGCCTCTGGCTTGCGGTTCACATAGATGTCGCCGCACTCCTTCGCCGCCTGCTCCAGCATCTGCATGGCCAGGGGCAGGTTCTTCATGCCCTCGGCCCTCATCACCATCCGCTGCAGAGTCCGCAAGCGGTATGCACGCTGAGCAATTGGAATCTGCCCCACATCCCGCTTGAACGCCTCGCGGGTCGCATCGAACAGGTCGCGCCACTTCTTGGCCAAGTCCTTGCCGGCAGCCTTGGTGGGGTCGTAGCACCCCACGTGGCCACGATCAATGACCGTGCCGAATTCCTCTTTCACCGCCTCAGCGACTTGGCTGGGGGTGTCGTAACAGGCGAGCGCTTGCACAATGAAGCGCTTCTCCGCCTCACTGAGCTTTGCCATATGCGGGCTCCGTCTAAGGTTGGTGGGTGTTATGCGGCAGCCTTGAGGCAGGTGCCGCATGCGTGAGCAATGCTGCCTAGTCGCAGCTCGGGGCCGGCGTTCGCGGCGCTCACCAGTTTGTGCACATCAGCTGATGCGCCGTATCGCCTGACCACGCCGATGAACTCTTCCACATCGTGGCCTCGAATCTGGAGCTTGGGCAGCCCGCTCTTGGAGAACTTGGGAGCGCCAAACTCGTCCAGCTGCTGGGCGATGTGATAGAGCTCATGCTCTACCAGTGCGCACCACTCGGCATCCGAGCACTGGGCGCAGTAGCTGGCGTCCAGGGTAATCATGAAGCTGGGCACCCGGCCAAACCAGTCGCAGAGCTGTTGTTCCTGCCGGCCCTTCTGCCAGCCTCCTGCGCGGATCATCACTTCCTCGGCCTGGCCGATCACGGTCTTAGTTGCTTTGGTGAATCCACCAGGAGCCCAAAGGAACACCAGGTCGGCATCAATCAGGTGGGCGTGGTCATAGTTGTGGATCAGTCCGTCACTCGCCAAGATGTGCTCTTGCACCCACTCTGCTACCCCGTTCGCTGGCTGGTAGCGGTCAAGGTTTGGTGCGGGATATGGGCGCCGGCCGATGCCTCCTATGGCAACAGGCTTTGCCTTTGCCGGTTTGGTTGCCATGGCAGGCCCTACAAATGAAAAACCACCCGAAGGTGGTTTCTGAAGCGCTGGCAAAAATTAGGATCCGATCGCTTGAAGCTTGTCGCTCTGGATCTGAAGCCCCTTGGTCAAAACTCGCATCATCAAAGGCGCAATCTCATAGCTCTCCGGGACTTCAAGGTGACCGCCAGTCGAGAATGTAACCCCACTCGAATCCGTCCATTTATCCTCAAGGTTCATGAAAAGTACAAAGAATCGGTCTTCTTGTTCGCCTTCTTTGTTTTCAAAACCAAAGGTTGCGGCTACTCCAAGATAATCGCCATCGCGTCGATTCTTGAACTCAACCTTGATAGCACCAATTGGCGTCGCAAATCGACAACATGAGTTATTCTCCCCCGTGTCCGAAAGGGTGACGCCACTTTCCCCGAGAACTCTTTTAACGTGTTCGTTTTGAAATGCAGCAAGGAAGACTTGGATGCGAATTTGAATTTCCTTGAGCGCATAAACCAAGTTGCGCTGCTGAAAAGGTGGCGGAATCATTCTATGCAGCTCGTTCATATACCCTCCTTCATTCACAAAAGGATACATCATCGTCAAGATGGCGTCACCACTCGAACCTCACCCCCATGACGTGATGCATGCTTTGCCGGGTGCGCTCGGTTGCGGCGAACTGGTTATAGGGATTGGCGAGCCTTGCGCTCCACCTCCGCCTTGCGGTCAAGACACGCTCGGCGCGCGTCTTTTGTCGCCTGGACAGCCCTCCGGGAGATCACCCACACGATTCGCTTCCAAAGAGATGCATGGGCCATCTGTGTGTGGGCGCGCTTGGCACGCTGAAACTCAAGCTCAGTCATAGGCGGCAATAAAAAAGCTCACCGAAGTGAGCAGTGGCCAGCCGGAGCAGGTAAGGACACAAACGAAAACCGCCCGGAGGCGGCTTCATGGAAACTTGCACAGTTAGTTGCTACCGTCGCCAAAGAATCCTGTCATTGGAATCTTTGGCAAGGCTGTAATTGGCTTCCATTCGAGGCCATCACTTTCCATGTATCCACTATTCGCATGTGTTCGCGCAGTCCAAGCTGTGCCATCGTCCCCCAACGCAATCAGGGCAATCGAGCCCTCGCTTTCAATTGCTTGGATACTTATGAACTTTCGCTTCACCGACATTTCGCCTCCCTGTTGAATGAGGCTTCATTTTGGCTTGAACTGCTCAAATAACAAAGCCCGCAGGCAAACCTAGCGGGCTTTTCGTTTGAAACCATGGGCGCAGCAAACCCGGCGCAAACCGGGTTCGTTCTTTGCTGGTGCTAACGATGCGCGTACGTTATCTCAAATTTCCTGCCCCGTCAACAGGCAGCCGCAGCCGGTTGCACAGCATGGACCGCCCCTCTTTCACCAGCTCGGCCAGACGCTCTTTGCTGACCGCCGCCTGGCGCGCTGCCTTCACCGGATTGCCGCTGTAGACATACCACCAGCGGATCGCAAAACGGTGCCGCTCGGGCAGCGCATACACCGCCTTCTCCATCAGGTGCCCGTCGATGGCGTCCACCGCCAGGGTGATGGTGCCGCGTTCGCGCTCCTCTTTTTCCTTCAGGTGCCGCCACATAGGGTGCGCGGTCCAGGAGGCGCCTTTGCCGGACACCCAGCGGCGCCAGTTCTGCAGCCGCTCGTGGATGGCAGCGTGTTCCGGTGCAATGCGCTGGTAGTCAACGTAGCCCTTGGTCTTCATCAGCATTTGGCCTTCTCTTTCAGTTGCTTCAACTTGGTCTTGTAGGTTTCTCGGATCTCGATCAGCTCCTGCCGGCTCCACTTGCGCACCTGGTTGTCGGCCTCCAGCGCCTCCACCCGGGCCAAGCCAATGCGCGCGACCAGGCGGATGCGGTAGTCCACGGCGTTGCCGGCCAGGAACTGGTTGTCGTGCTTGCTCTGGGCGTGGCAGTTGTCCTCGTGGAACCGCAGATGCGATGCGGCACCGGTGCTGCGGTAGTGGCCGGCGTCTACGGCATTACCTGACCAATCCAGCGGGCGGCCGGAGCTGATGCACATATGCCCGGCCTGGCGGTCGCGCTCACGGATGAAGGCGTTGAACGCGATCTGCGCCTCTTTGATGAGGTCCGGCACAGTCTTCAGCGCTTCCTTGCGCCTGCGCGTCTCAGCCCTCTCCACCTTGGCCGCCATGCGGGCCTTCTTCTCTTCGGCGCGCGCGACCTTGGCGGCCTGGGCCTCGGCGTACCCGTCAATGCAGCCCGGGTGGATCCGCTGGCCCTGCTCCAGCTTGCCCTTACAGTGCGGGCAGCGTGTGCGGCGGAAGGTCATCACGCGCCCTCCCACAGGTCGTAAAACGTCACGCCCAGCTCGGATGCGGCATAGGCCTCCACCTGGGTGCAAAACTCAGCAAACTCCGCAGTGCTCAGACCCTTGGAACTGGCGCCCACCACGGAGCCGTCAGGCAACTCCACCACACCGATGAACTTGCGCTTGAGCAGCTCGTGCCAGGTCTCGGCGTCGAACTGCCGGCCGTTGACCACCGCCTGCTGCGCGATCTGGGCCAGGACACCCTGGCCCCAGTAGCGCCGGTTCTGGGCTTTGGTGCGCTTGCGGCGCGCAACGGTCAGCACCCAGCGGCCGGAACCCTGAAGTGCACCCCGCAGGAATGGGAACAGCTGTGCCTTAATGGCCACCCAGGCCTGCTGCCGGCTGAACAGGTCGATCTCCAGCTTCTCAGACATGGGCTGCCCTCCACAGCAGAGGCGCCCAGGGGTTGCCCTGCAGGGTCTGCAGAAAAGCCGCCTGCACCCGTGGTGCCTCCAGCACCTGGTGCGCCGGCGCGCAGCACAGCGGGTTGCCGCAGCGCTGAGTAATGCGGGCCTGGGCCGGCACCGTCACGCCCGTCAGCTCCAGCACCTGCTTTTGCACCCGGCGGTTGAAGCGCACCCCGCCCTCGTGCACGCTCAGATACGGCCGGTGCCGTATCAGCGCGCCCTGCCAGATCCAGCAGCCAGAATCGGTGGTGCATCGGGCGCGGATTTGCGCCATGGATATGCCTGTGCTCATGCCCGGGCCTCCTGCAAAGTGGTGTTGGCCAGGAGGCCCATGGCCTGCTCCGGCAGGGTAGAGATCAGCGTCTTGCCGGCGGCATTGCCGTTTTTGATCACTGCGATTGCCCGATCGGGCTCTCCAACCAGCGCTGGGCGCGGCGCAGGCAGACCGTTTCGGGTGTATTCGTAATCAGGCGATCGATCCCCAGCCAGGCGCCGCTGGTACTCAAACTGCCCGCGTGCGGTGTAGGCGCGGTGGGCTTCCTGAAAGCGGTGCTGCAGATAGGACAGCTCCTTAGTCTCTGTGCGGCACACCTTGGGCCAGCCGCCCAGGTCCTCCACCACGGCGTGGATGGCCGGGTCGTCAAACACTACATCGCGGTAGGCACCCACGGCGCTCATGGCCTCGTGCACCTTGCCCCAGGCCAGCGCGGCCCGGTCGGTGCTGGTGCCCTGCAGCACGCGCACCAGGTCGGCCACCTTGGGGGCAAACTGGCCGCGCTCCGGGTCCATGGCATGGCGCTGCAATGCGGTGGCCACCAGCTCCAGCTCGCAGCCCTGCAATGCCCCCCACCACACGGTCAGCGTGAATGCGCTGCAGTCCTTGCCGTAGTAGGCCATGGCGTCCGTCAGCAGGTCTTTGAACGCCGGCATTTCGTCAGCGCGCATGGCCAGCTCCCTCCATCCGGGCTTGCATCTCCTGCAGCCAGGCATCGCCCACCGCGCGGTTGCGCGCCTCCAGTGCTTCCTGCCGGTTCACCGGCTGCGCCGCCACCCGGGGCTTTTGCATCTGGGCACCCAGCGACCGCGCCTCCCGTTCCTCGCGCTCCACAATCCCCAGGGCATAGCTGAAGCTCTTTCCCGCGGCCAGGGCCTTGTGCGCCGCGTCCTCGAGCTGGCCCACCGTCACCCCAGCATTCAGCAGCGCGTTGAGCTTGGCGTTGCCAGGGTTGACCAGCCCCACCCCCAGGCGCTTCATCAGCTGACACACCGTGCCGGCCAACGGGTGGCTGTTGTCGCCGGTGGGGCGTGGCAGCTCGTGCGGTTCGGGCAGATCGTTCGTTGGCGGATGGGCCCCACCCACCGCCCCCTGGGGGGTAAGGGGGGTATCTACCTTGGTATTGGTATTGGTTATGGGATTGGTAGAGATAGCCGTTGCAGGTGCGTCACCAGAAATGACCTGTTCGCGTTGCAGGTCCGTTTCAGGTTCTGGCCCAGCAACGTTGCAGTGCAGCTTATGTAAGCGTTGCAGTTCCTTAACTGAAACGTCCCAGGCGGGAACAATGCCCCTCTCCCGCAACGCATCGAACATGGCAGCACGACGTTCGCGGTAACGGCGCATGCGCTCGGACTCATGCTGAGCCTTCTCTCCCTGTGCAGTCTGCTTGACGCGCATGGAGTCGATCTCACGATCGGCCCGCGGGCTTATCCAGCCGGCATCCGTCAACACAAAGAACTCGTGCAACACCACCTCAACGGCTTGCCGCTGCTCGGGTGTACTTGCTACTACGAGGCGGCAGATAGCGCGCATGTCATCCGGGAATGGCTCCTCGCGGGTGTAGTAAACGTCCAGCAAGCGCCGGTATGCGCAGTCCTCTTCCCAGGTAAGGTGCCTGGTTGCGCTGGCGTAGTCCCCAATGTGGAAGGCGTAGAAATTCATGGCCCTACTCCACCAAGCTGCGGTTGTCGGCGGCATGCTCGGCTTTCAGCGCGGCGGCCACGGCCTGCAGGGCTGACACCGCCTGGCCAATTTCCGTCAGCACCTCGCGCTTGTCGTTGTCGCTGATGTTCCCGTCGGCCTTGGAGCGCGTCACGGCCAGAAGCACGTCGGCCGTCTCGTGCACAGCGTGGGCCGTGGTCCGGGACAGGCACAAGCCACCCTCTCCCATATCCATCACCGGCAGCGAGAGCACCCCTGCCTTGAACGAAAACACCGTGCCCAGGGCATGGGCCTCCGGGCTGCCGGCCTCGCGGCACATCTCGGCAATTTGCTCGGCATCCGCCAGGCCCATCTTGTGGTGAGCAGAGGCGCCGCTCAGCTCTTTGCGCAGCACTTCATCGGATTTGCCCAGGCGCACAGCCAGGGCTGCCCGGCCTCCCGGGTAGTTGGCAACCATGCGCCGCAATGCATCAAGGGAGTTCATGTCCGGGCTCCAGAAAAACGGACGTTGCAGCCGCTCGGGGTAGATCCGACACTTGGCCCAACGAAGAAAGGGAGAGAGATGGAACCCAAGCCACAACCGCCCAAGCCCGAAGCGCTGACACCAGAACAGGTGCAAGCGGCCATTGAGCGGGCTGAGAGGTGGCTTGGGAGGATTGAGGCACGCGCGCTGCGTGCGATCGCGCTGGGGCAACGCGATGTGTAGGGGTGCCCGCCCTGCCCTGGTCTATGCTGGTGCGGCTTACACAACCAACCCCAGGGAGAGCGGACATGACAAAACCAGAAGAACTGCAAGCGCAGATCGATGGATTGCGGCTATTGGTGATGAGCCTCTTGGCTCGAATCCCTGCGGAAGAAATCAGCAAGGACGTGGAGATCAGATTCGAATCTTGGGAGAACATGCACATACCCACCGGAGTCAGCAATTCGTATCTGGATCTGATGCAGACCGAGAAGGACCGCGCCCTTCACATGCTCGAGACGCTTCGGGGGCAGCAGAGTGCAAGTGCGAAGACAACACTGCAGCAGCCGCCTTCCGACCACGCGTCACCCTAGGGAACAAGCTGGAGCCATGCCTTTCGCGGCACTTCTTCAGCCGCCGCACAGACTCAAAAATGGAGCCGCCAAAGCGGTACGGGTCAGCCATGGGGGGTCTCCTCTGCGTTTGGCGTGGAATGGGTGCCCGCCCTGCCCTGGGCTACGATGGAAGTTCCTACACAACCAACACCAGAGAGAGCGGACATGAAACAGGAATTGATAGGTCCAACTGCAACGCTCGCTGCAGCGCTGCTGTCGAACCTCGAAGACGAGCACAGCGAATTCACTCCAGCCATCGTTGCGGCCGCATTCGAAGAGGCGTACTTCATGCTTCTCGATGGCATTCAGCGGGTGGACAGCGAGATTGCGCGGCGCGAGAAGCTGTAGTAGCGGCGTACAGGTCAGCCATGGCTCACCTCCTCGGGGTTGGAATTGGAAGGGGTGCCCGCCCTGCTCCGGGCTACGATGGGAGTTCCTACACAACCATCACCAGAGAGGGCGGACATGGAAATTCGGCAGATCAACTCATCGGCCATCAGCCAAGCTGGGTACGACGCGCAATCCCGAACGTTGACGATTTGGTTCACGAGCGAGCCTCTCCGTGGCTACGACTACTATGGAGTTCCGCCTCAGGTGTGGCAGGACCTTCTGAGGGCTCCCTCTGCTGGCCGCTACTTTCATGCCAACATCGAGAAGCAGTACTCAGCCCGATAGCCGTGTCGATCAACGCCAACTCCCGCGTGAACGCCGTAGTCCAGCCACTTTCGGCCGAACGCGGGAGATCTGGGCGATCAGTGATCAGACAGTTGTTGTGCGACACAAGTGCTAGGCGCGCAGCCCTCAACGCCTCGTGGATTGCGCCTTCCTGGCACTTGCCTGACTCAAAACCGAGATCACGCAGGGCTTGCCGACCATCCGGGCTTTGGGCTAGTAGCTCACGCAGATCCATGGCCGCAGCCAGAAGGCCTGCCTTGGGTGAGCCTGCCTCGCGAGCAACGTGAGATGCATGGTGCCGAAATGCAATGTGGGAATCGGCCATGCCGAACCAGCGCCCAGCACATGCAGCAACAGCCGTGGCTAGTGCGCCCTGCTCTCCTGCTCGCACTGCGGCCATATCCGCTACTGGAGGCTTGCGGCCGCACATCACGCCACCTCCTGGGTGGTGGGGGTATCCGAAAGAACTGCTGCAAGCTTTTCCAAAGTCCGCAGGCCAGGGTTAGGAATTCTGTGATTCGCGAACTTCGACAGCCACGAATGGCTAACACCCGAACGTTCAGCTATCACGATCCACTCGCCCCGTCGTTTTTCTAATTGAGCTCGGATGACCATGTCAAAGTTCATAAGCATGCCCAATCCTAGCAATGTTTTGCTAATCAAGCAAGCAACACTTTGCTAGCAAAGTTATGCACACTAGTTTCATGTCACCAAGCACGCTTAACCAAGCCTTAGCCGAGAACCTTGCTTTCCTGATGCAGAAGAAGGGATTGAGGCAGATGGCCCTCGCAAAACGATGTGGCGTTGCACAGACCAGCATTAGTAACTACCTTCATCCAGAACGTAGAAAGCTTGGCAAAGACGGAAAACCAGGATCCGCCAAGCTAACCGAAGTAGAAATGCTTGCTGAAGCCTTAGGCGTGGAGCCTTGGGAATTACTCAGACCAATGAATGGTCCACGGCGCGAAGTCTATGAACGTATAGAAGCAGCCTACAAAGCACTAACTTCTAAAGAAGACTCGAACTTCAAGGGGGCGTCCCCTGCTGCTCAAAAGCTGGGGGAGCGCACAGGTGCTCACGAGGTCGACAGCTAATTCAGTCTTTTCTTAGAAATCTGCCCATCTGCTAAATAATTAGTACTTACGAATTTTTCAATTCGCTCTCTGGATTAAATAATTTATCGGAGTATCACCATGTCCACACAAGGATCACTTCAAGTCCCGCCAGACCCTAATGCAATTGACAATGAAATAGAAAATCAGCAACGGGTAACGGACTACGAGATTCGCGAATGGCCCATTGAAGTGCTTGTCCATAAATTTACGGATGGCTTAAAAGAGGATAACGCAGAGCTATTCATTCCAGATTATCAGCGTGAGTTCGTCTGGACAGCATTACAACAATCTCGATTTATTGAATCGTTGTTTATGCGGTTACCTATTCCGTATGTATTCACCGCAGACGTAGCAGATGGACCAAGAGCAGGCAACTTTGAGATAATCGATGGATCACAAAGAATAAGAACGCTAGTTGCATTTCTGCAGAATAGATTAACTCTTACCGGGCTTTCAAAAATAACTTCAGCCAATGGCGCTAAGTTTGAAGACTTGTCTAAACCACGCCAACTACGGTTTAAACGCCAAACAATTCGCGTCATTGAAATGACAAATAGGGCCGATGAAGAAACACGGCGCGAGATATTTGATCGCCTTAACAGCGGAGGCAGCAAACTAGTTCCAATGGAAATTAGATTGGGTACGCAAGATGGGGAGTTCTTGCAAAAGGTCATAAAACCTTGCGCTGAATTGCATGAATTTACTACGCTATGCCCACTAAGCGAAAGAAGTAAAAATAGAAAAGAACACTTTGAATTCGTTCTCCGGTTCTTTGCTTATAGCGATAACTATAACAATTTCAATAAAAGCGTTGCATCATTCTTGCAAGATTATCTGGCAGATCAAAATAAAGTTGCCGACGATAATAAATACGCAGCAAAGGTAGATTCTTTCAATCGGATGCTTGCTTTCGTTAAGCAATATTTCCCAAATGGCTTCCGAAGAACAAGTAATCACACAACTGTGCCGAGAATCCGCTTCGAAGCAATATCAGTTGGTGTTTCCTTGGCTCTGGCAAAGCAAAAAAATCTGGTTCCAGTGGATATGAGCTGGCTTGAAAGCGAGGAATTCATGACACTTACCAGATCTGATGCAAGCAACTCAAAACCCCGTGTAGTAAATCGCATCCATTTTGTCAGAGATCATCTACTTGGTGTCCCCGTGGAATACCATAAAAAGACAAAGGAAGTGGAGGTCAGTGAAAACGAGGACTCCCCGGATGAATCTATTGCACAGTTTACTCTGTCGTTCTAATGCCAACAGAAGCAAGCAAATCACACCTACTGGCACGGCAGAAAGAAATAAATTCTTATTTAGATTTTCTATCCGCTGCATTAAGTAAGAATGCAAAACTTGTGCATCAGGATGGAGAGTTCCTCTTAGATCTTGAGGTCACTCACGCCCTGAAATCGAATGCATATTTGCTCTTATATAGCGCCATTGAATCAACCATGGTGCAGCTTATGGAGGAAGTACATGATGTCATTGAAGCGACCGAAGCCGAACTAGACAGAATGCATCCCTCATTATATATTTATATACTTAGAAGTCTAAAAACTACCAAATCAGATTTTTACGAAAAAGATTTCCCACTACCAAGCGGAAAGTCAATTGTCAGCTTCTGGCTTCAGGACTATAAAAAGAAAGTCTCAGTAAGCAAAGCTCATCCCCTTTTTAATGGTAATGTGGATAGTCAAACTATAGTAAAAATAGCGAAGGACTATGGATTCTGTCCTCAAGATGATGCCTCTATAAGAAACTCGTCTTTATTAAAAGCAAAAGAAAAAAGAAATATATTGGCTCATGGTTCAACCAGCTTCACAGAAATGGGAAGAGATCTTTCATTCGACCAAATAAGACAAGATAGCGAGAATATTATGAATAACCTTAGCAATCTTATTCAGACTGTTGAAGGCTATTTGCAAAACGAGTCATTTTTGGCAGCCTAATTTATTTTAATGAATTAATTAAGGCCGCACCTACCGCACTGCCGAGCCCTGGAGGAACGGCATTTCCAATTAGTCTGGCTACAGTTTTGGCAGAGACTTGCTTTCCGTCTGGAACAAATTTATAGTCCTCAGGAAAAGATTGGAAGATCGCTGCCTCCCTTAAGCTAATAGCTCTATGTTGCTCAGGATGGCCAAATCTTCCATTTCCATACCCATTGCATAGAGTGGTCATGGTAGGCGCCGGCTTGTCCCACTCCATTCTTCCGTAAACACCTCCAGAGTGTTTCCCACTTTCACGTTGATGACAAGCTGCAACAATGTCTTCCGGCCAATCACGCCATGTTCCGCCAGGCTTGCTTGCTCTAATCCGCAGCTGATTTAATGGTGATAGCTTTGCAGAAATGTGTAAAGAGTCATGCAAGGAAACCTCACCATCAGAAATTGCGGAAAGATGACCAATAGCCTGACGCACGGTCACCCACTGATTTGGCGAGGCGTGAGTCGGTACAGGCATATTCACAGGACCAAGCTTTGATGCAACTAGAACAAGACGCTTGCGTTGTTGAGGAACCCCAAAATATGCGGCGTTCACAACACCATATGCCACTTTATAGTGCCCCCTTTGAAGGGTTCTTAAGAATTTCTTAAATGGAGCAGTCTTCTGCAAACGAGGAACATTTTCCATCGTCACCATGTCTGGTTCGCATTCACGAACAAGACGCGCGAATTCCTCCAAAAGACGCCACTTCGCTTTGTCGACCTGAGCAGTATTTGCATAGCTTGAAAAGGGCTGACAAGGCGCGCACCCGGCCAGCAAGCGCACTGAACCAGGGGTCCATAAATTATTGATCTCTTCAGCGGTCACCTTGGTGATATCACGCTGGAGAAATACAGCATTGGGATGATTTGCTGTGTATGGGTACTCGCAAGCAGGGTCCAGGTCAACACCCGCAACCACGCGCACCCCTTGGGATGCCAACCCGCAAGACAATCCCCCAACTCCGCAAAAAAGGTCAATCCCCTCCACATCGGGGAGGCCTGTCAAGGTATCAGTAGTCATAACTTACTTCACATTTTCCCACAATCGAGCCCAAAAATTGTCTCCCTCGGCATTGCTTCAATGCCTAAGTGGCCGTTGCCGGACAACCAAGTCTTGCACGCGGAACTCGGTGTAAGACTCTCCAAACAGAAGTGCATGAGCACAGGTGCAATAGAGTGCCGATAGCTCGCCCAGTTGAACTGCAGTTGGGCAACTGTTCCCACTCTCCCACGAGTAGATGGACTGCCTCGTCACATGGAGCGCCTCTGCTACAAAAACTTGCGACATTCGTGCGTTCCTGCGAGCTAACTTCAGCCTTTTGCCAAGCACTGTCTTTCTGTCCATGTTTGTCACGATACTGTGTTTTTAACCAGTATCACATGACTACCTCTACCTTGCAATGACAAGGTTCTTTGTCATGTCAAAGCATCTTGCAACATACAGTTGCTTTACCTTACAGCGACGCATGCAAGGATTAGCTTGCAATCAAATAGCAAAACTTTGCTTGATTGATTAGCAAAACTTTGCTCTAATTCACTCATCGCAGCAACACACCGCGAGACACCCCAGGCCCAGCGATACGGGGCCGAAGCCGACAGGACGCAAAGGCGGGGTTAGCTCCCAAGGGAGCGCAGACAGGAGTTGCAGACGCGATCGGTGCGAAGTGATCGAGCCTGCACCTCGGGTCTTTAAAAAGCAGCTGGTGTGATTGAGAGAGGCGGCGGCGTGGAGAGTCATCAGGAGTGGCTGATGGCAGCGCAGACACGCAGGCATCCGTTGGGCCGACAGCCCGCGAGGGGAAGGTGGTCGGCGGCCGCAAGGCTGAAATGCCACAACTCGCAGCAGGAGTAGCGCCCTGCCCGCTCTCTCAATCACATCAGCCAAGCCGGATGAATTGGCCAAAAGGCCCTGCCCCTGTGATCTGTCGGCAGAAAGCAAAAGACAGGTGGCGCGAGAACCAACACTCGCGAGCCAGGCCCAGCTGGGCCAGATCAAAACAGCATGCCCCTCGCCCGCCTGAGCGGTTAATCAGGACGCTGGTACCGGCCCTCTTCGGGATATGCCAGCCGCCGCGCACGCCTGCACCAGGGACAGCAGGTATCGATAGCCAAGGACGCGCGGTAACCCATTCACCCGGGCCACCGGGGAAAAGCCAAGCCCTTTCACCCGAGAGCGCTTGGCTTTTTTACGCCGATAGCAGGGCGGCCCTCCCCTGCAATTTGAAACTCAACCATGACTCAACTGAAAAAAGGCCAGTCTGTGAAAGCTCGCACCATTCGTGGCACCGCCACCATCGCCGGCAAGGTGCAGGAGATCATTGAAACCACCAAGGGCTTGTGGGTGACCGTGCAGCCGGACGCCAAGGACGCGAAGCCGTTCAAGACGCGCCCTGCTCTGTGCACGCCAGCCTGATTCCCGAAACCTTCCGCCCGGGGCAACCCGGGCCAAACCAGAGCACTTGTCAAGCAAATACTCTGGTTTGGTGAACGATTTATTATGGAATGCCCTACACTTCACAAGTTAAAGAATTCTTAATAATATTAGGAATCACTGAATGGGCACTGCTTCTTAAATGAAGGCACACAAGGCAAAGCCCAAGCGCGAGCAATACGCGCAGCTCTCTAACGGCAACTGCAAACTCTCAAACAAGGGGATCTCCAACATGAGCACCTACAAAAGCCTGCTTCAACAAAAAGCCGAACTGGAAGCCAAGATCGCCGAGGCGCGTAAAGCCGAACTGGCCCACGCAGTGAAGCAAGCGCGTGAACTGGTGGCGCAATTCGGCCTGACTGCTGATGATGTCTTTGGTGGCAAAAAGGCCGCAACCGGCCCCCGTGGAACTGTGGCCCCCAAGTACCGTGACCCCGCCACCGGTGCGACCTGGACTGGCCGCGGCAAACCCCCGAAGTGGATTGCCGACAAAGACCGCGCATCGTTCGCTATTTAAAGCTCACACACTTCCCGCACAGCCCGCAAGTCGCGGGCTTTTTTATGCCTTGCTGTGGCCTGAGCGTTTGCCTGCATCGTTTGCTGCAGCCGTGCGCTAGAAGGTGAAGCGGGCAAAAATTCCAAGGCAAATTTTCAAAAATAAGTACGCCGTTCTGGCCGCGAAGTCAGAGACTTCTTGTAGTCGCCACGGAAATTGAAGGCGGGAGCTGGAACCGCATCAGAAAACCAGAAGCTCGAGTAACAAGCAATGTCGGGCGCGCAGTACCAGTGTGCAACCCCGTCCTGGTTGATAGCCCACCAACGCGCAAGCCTTGGGGCTTTGGACCAATCCACCTTGTCATGTCCTGTGCGCATGGCAACTCCTCAGATAAGCGGTGCAGTCTGTGGTGCTGGAGGTCAAGGGGCAACTGCCACTGGTCGCGATCAAGGTGGCCCACGCGCCCCTCCCTCCTGGGAGCATCAAGCATGGTCGACACAGCGCGGAAAAAGGGGAAAAAGCCATCTGGTGCAACGCCTTACCCTTAGCAACACCAGGGCGAAGACCAGGGCCCGCTCACCAAAGGCGCTACGGGCCATGGGGGTGAACAATGTAAGTATTCTCTCAGAACGGTTTTTGCTCCTGAAAGAGAGTACCCTGAAGAAAGGCGATCAGCCCTGATCCGCCTTGATAGACCGGAGGTCTAAATGTCACCCCCCTCGAAATCTGCAGCCTATTTAGGCGACAGATTGCCCCAACTACCAGACTTTGACAGTCACACAGCTTCGAGTGACGACTATGTGTTCGAACCGAACTGGCATGTACTGACCATGCTTGTCGACCCGAGCAAACAACCCAAAGTAACCATAAAAAAGGTCCGCAAACTGCAGCGCGAGAAAACTGCAGAAGAGGACTATTGATCCTCGAAGGCTTAGGCCGTAACGCATTGGTACAGCGTGGTTATCCCTAAAGCCTCATTGTGAAGATGCAGCAAGTCATCCCGATGCGCTGCAAATGGTTAAGGAATATCCAAATGACTCAGTCCAACCAACAACCCGGCCAGACCCCGAGCAAAAAACCCGGCCAAGCCGAACAGTCCTACCCCAAGACCCCTCAACAAGGCCAGCCAGCCCAAAAGCCAAGTGGGCAGCACAAATAAGCAATCAAGTTGCTAACGCCTCGGTTTTCGGGGGCACTGCACGGCCTTCAGGGTCAGCAGTTAATGAGCCCGCTTTAAGCGGGCTTTTGATCTTCTTGGAAAGCGTGGAGGCAAAACCAAGATTGAGACGAAAACACCGGTGAAATCCGAGCCTGTCGCTCCGCCTACTTCGCCTGCACCTGTAAGACAGGATGCACCGGAGCCACATGAAAAAGTAGAGCGCCAGCAAGGGGACAGAGAGAAAGAGCCTGGCGTGAAAGAAAAACAACAAAGTTAGTTATAAGCCAGCATCTGCTAAATACTTTGAATGCTAAGGTAGGAACCATGTCTAGCGTCAGCATTGCGATATCTGCTCCCCTGCAGCTAGAAGCCAATTCGTTAAGGCTGATTCTCGATTGTGTTTTAGATGGCCATCCCGACATGGCACTAGCACTCTTACAAATTGATCAGATAATTACCGACTTGCAAGTGCATGCCAACACGTCCGTTGAACTTCAAAGAAATGATCCATTAGTGGACTGCATGCAGCGAATTCGCGCATCCCTAAATTAATTTTTGGTAGCGTCTACTTACGATATAGTGCTTTACTCTACTAATTGTCCTACATCACCTCACTCTTTAAATGGCCATAATAGGTTAGGTCAATCCTTCGATTGGCCTTAATAGGAGCAGCAGTAATGAGTGAGCAATTAAATCAACCGAATCCGGGTGAACAACAGCAAAACCCCAACCAGCCACAGCCAGGGCAAGAACAACATGACCAGCCTCTGCGCTAAGTTGTGATTCCAAGTCGGACTCTCACTTTTTTGAAGCCGACGACCTAGGGGGCTAATTCCCACAAAGTGGCTCCATTTACGGCAAACAGTGAAAACGCGAAAAGTAGATGTGTTCAAAATAGTCGGCTGCACATTTGACTAGAAAATATGGTGGGGACAAGGCGGTCCCCAAATTGCAGCCGAAATAGACCGGAGGTCTATATGTTCTCACTACTTGCATATAAGTTAAATATTGAATTTTGGCGTGATATTGGGATAATATTTACTCGGCCAATTTCCGAGCTACCGCCAAGACCGATGATTGCTGGTGCCCCCCCTTTGCCAGAGCCTCAAAAATCGGGCTTAAAGCTGCGGCTAGCGGTAATTAAAAAGAAACCGTAACTCAGTAGCCATGCGGGCATTAAACGCCGCCTCCTGCAGCGCATGCAGGGCCATGAAGCAAGCCCAGCGGCTTACTTGATGGCGTGACTGGAAGTTGCCCACCAGCAAGCCGTGGAAGTCAGCGTCTCTCGTGACTGAGTGCAAAAAAACCGGGGCGCACACGGCAGCCATCACCCTCTTGCAGCACTATGTGGCAGCTGTCGAATTCTCATTTGGGTTCTCACCAAGCGGCCGTCTGTTCGATTCAATGACGCGCCCTTTGCCTGCGTGCTTTGCCACATACATGGCTTCATCAGCGCGCTCAATCAACGAATCGCACGACTCGTTATCAAATTCATAGTAGGCAATACCGATGCTGCATCCCACTTTGGTTGTATGGATGTCTTCCACCACAATAGGAACCAGTACCTCCTGCAGGCAGCGCTGCATAGTGTGTACAACGCTTTCGCGATCGTTACGCCCAGTCAGCACAACGACAAACTCGTCGCCTCCAAGGCGTGCAACACAATCGTATTCACGCACTGCCCCCTTCAATCGTTTGGCTACGGTCTGCAGAACAATATCGCCGGCATCGTGCCCGTAGGTGTCGTTGACAGCCTTGAACCCGTCCAGATCGATAAAGCAAACGGCAACTGAGCTCAGGTGGCGGTTGGCAAGTGCAATGAAGCGCTCCATCTGCATGACCATAAGCCGACGGTTGGCCAGGCCCGTCAACGCATCGTGGGTGGCTTGGTGCTCGGTCTCTTGCTGGAGCTTTTTGTGGGCGTCAACATCCACAAAAATCCACACAGTATCCGTTTCCGTGATTTGCGCGGCATTGGCGTCCACCCAGAAGGTTTGACCATTGCTTTTTTTCAACTGCACCTCTGTGCGGAAGTGCTTGTTATGACTTAGCGCTTCGCTAGACAGTCGCCCGATTTGCTCATATGTTTCTTTGTCTGGATAGATGCAAAGCTTGGATTGCTGGTTCAAATCAGACACGTGCTTTCCCAGCATGCGTGCCATGGCCTTGTTGGCCCAGAGTATTTTCCGGTCGCGCACTTTGATCATGCCGATCAAGTCATTTTCGACAAAGAAGTTCTGCTCTTTCAGCAACTCTGCATTGCGCAACTTGTCAGTCAGCTCTCGCTGCTGATGCAGAAACAGGCTCCCTGCACCAAGCGCCATGAGCAGCACGCAAAGCCCCGTCAGGCTCCAGGCCCGTACAGCTTCGCTGCGCCAAGGTCGCAGGTAGCTTTCGGTGCTGATGCCGGTGTAGACCGTCAGCGAATACGGGGAGGAAAGACGTTGGTAAGCCGTTATGCGTTCAATGCCGTCCAGCGCAGTAGGCGTAATGAACCAGCCATGATCTGGGTTACGGCGCACCGTTTGCTTCAGCGCGGTAGAGGTCAGCGTGCCTCCAACGCCAATATGCGAGGTTGGATCTGCTTGCGAGTAACGGGCCACCAAACGGCCTTCGGCCGAGCGTAGAGTGGTTGCGCTGTCTTCGCCAGGGGTCAGTTTCTGGAAAAGTTTGCGGAAATGCTCTACATCCAGGACGACGAACACAGCACCCTTGAAGGTACCGTTTTCACCCTCCAGCCTTCGGCTAAGAACCACGCTCCATTCTTTAAACGAGTGGCTGACCAAAGGCTCTGAGATGACCATCTTGTCAGAGCGTTTGACCTCTTCAAAGTAGGCCCGGTCCGCAATCGAAAAAGGCTGCTCATTTGGCAAAAGGCCCAGGCGCACCATGCCATTGGCATCGGCCACACGCACTGCTTTGGAGAAGGGAAGCAAAGCAGCCTGGTTGGTCACGGCCGATTCAAATGTTTGTGCAGTTGCCCCGGCCTGATGGAATTCGTGCGCAATAGTCGATAGTGCGTTATCGATCAGCCGCATCTCGGTGTTGAGCTCGTAGCTCAACAAGCGGGCCTGATTGATGGAGGCGTCCACGCCACGTTGAACGTGGTAATCACGCGACTCGCGCAGGTTATGCCAAGTGGACGCTATAAGTATGGAAGCAATTAGAAAAACGCCGACAACAGTTTTAAGCAAAAGCTGCCTAGACCGAATGAGACTTGTTACCACTCCATCTATCAGACGGTCAACAAAACGGATGCTCTTCATATGCGAACCATGATTGCTCAAGATGGGTCCCGTCAGTCTGCTGTTGTTGATGTGAGGCAAGCGTACGACAAGAGATATCCACTGCCTATCAAGCCTCTATCCTCGATTGTGATCCCGCTATCAGCGGCCGCAATGGTCCGACTTGACGTGCGGCAAGACAAGCGCAAATGTTGTCCGGAGGTCACGCTTGAGACTGATTCAGCGCATCCGTTCAAGCCAGTGAACTGAACACCGACCCTCTGGTGCAGGGCCCAGGCCGCGTTTACGCACGCCGTCCTTCTAGTTCACCTGGCATATCTGTATCTGCAGGCAACGGTGCCTGTACAACCCAGCCCGCTCCAAGCGGGATTTTTCATTTCAACGGCTCGCTTCGGCGGGCCTTTTTGCTTTCAAACAGGAGCATTCATGAACGCACGACTCCCACTGCGCGCCATACCCTCCGACGCAAATGGCCTGCCGCCCTATGAGCCCGACACTGCACGCTTTCAGGTCACGGTCGAGGGCGTCACGCTGGACACGCTGATCCACTACGGCGATGACTTTGACCTGTCTGTCTCGGCCATCTGGCACCGCGGCGTGAACATCGCCCCTCTGCTCGAACCGAGCATCGACGAGGCCATCCTCAGCGCCTACGACACCCACCGCCAGGCCCTGCGCGACGACGCCCAGGTGGAGCGCTGCGCCGGCTTCGCAGATTGAGAGCCAGCATGCGTCCAACCATCCAACTCCAGCGCCTGCCGCGCCGCAAGAAGAAGCCCGCCATCAAGCGGGCTTTGTTCATTCTGGCCCTGGCCATCGTCGCCGCCCTGGCCGCCACCCAGCTTTAGGAGATCCCATGCGCTTCATCTACATCGTGAACGGCCAGCCCAGTGTTGGCACCTTCAGCACCCGTGACGCGGCCTACACCGCCGGCCTGCTGCGCGCCGGCAGCGTCATTGCGGGCATCACCACCGCCGGTGTGCGAGGTTCTGCGTGAACACCACCGCTCCTCTCCACCAGCCCGCATCGTTGCGGGTTTCTTGTTTTCTGGACCTGCTCAAGTGGCTTGGAATCAGCGCCCTCGCGCTGGCCGCTGCCGCCGCCATCGTCTTTTGACCATCACCACGAATCGAGGTATCCCATGAGCAATGCGCTCGCAACACAGCCAGCCATCGCGCCAAACACCGCCAGCGCTGGCGCACTCTTGATGGACATGGCGGCCATGGATCGCCTGGAACGCATCGCTGACCTGATGGCCAGCGGCAAAACCACGGTGCCGCAGCATCTGCGCGGCAGCAAAGGCGACTGCTTCGCCATCAGCCTGCAGTCCATGCAATGGGGTATGAACCCGTTTGCAGTGGCACAGAAAACCCATCTGGTGAATGGCACGCTGGGCTACGAAGCCCAATTGGTCGCCGCTGTGATCAATTCCAGCGGGCTTGTAACCGGCCGATTCCAGTTTGACTGGTACGGCCCCTGGGATAAGGTCATCGGCAAGTTCACGGTCAAGCGAGGCGACAAAGGCGAATACCGCGTTCCTGGATGGTCCATGGCAGACGAGGATGGCTGCGGCGTCCGCGTCTGGGCAACCCTCAAGGGTGAACCAGCGGCGCGCACCCTGGATCTGCTGCTGTCCCAGGCTCGGACGCGCAATTCCACTCTGTGGGCAGATGACCCCAAGCAGCAATTGGCATACCTCGCGCAAAAGCGATGGGCCCGGCTGTTCGCGCCCGATGTGATCTTGGGTGTGTATTCCGCTGACGAGCTGCAAGAACCACAAATGGTTCACATGGGTGATGCCGTAGTGGTTGAGCCAGCGCAGCCTGCACTGGCCGAATGGCCCGCTGAAAAGTGGGCTACGCGCCTACCGCAGATCCTGGACGGCATCGCCCAGGGCAAGACCGTCGATGACGCGCTGGCCTGGCTGGGCAGCAAGGGCAAGGTCACAGCCGAGCAGGAGAAAGAGCTGCGCAACAAGGCGGCCAAGCTCCAGCAGCACGCCACGGCACCAGCTGGCACGCCCGGCGCCCCGGCGGTTGACCCCGACAAGCTGGCCGCAGATCTGCAGGCTTGCGCCGACCTGGACAAGCTCTACGAGCTGGGCGGCCTGCTCGATGCCATCACAGACGAAGCGCAGCGACTGCGCATCACCGAAATCTTCGACGCCCGCGTGGCGCAACTGGAGCAGCCATGAGCATGCGAATTGTGAAACTGGTGCAAGGAACCCCTGAATGGCAAGCCCACCGCCGTGCGCACTTCAACGCCAGCGATGCCCCGGCCATGATGGCCTGCAGCAGCTACAAGACCCGCGCGCAGCTGGTCAAGGAACTGGCGACCGGTGTCACCCCGGAAGTGGACGCACCCACACAGCGCCGGTTTGACTCCGGCCACGTCTACGAAGCGCAGGCCCGCCCCCTGGCAGAGAAGATCATCGGGGACGAAGTTTCCCCTTGCGTGGGTACAAACGGGAAGTACAGCGCATCGTTCGACGGCCTGACCTTCATGAACGATGACGGCTTCGAGCACAAGATGCTGAACAACACCCTGCGCGAAGCCATGGCGCCTGGCTGTACCGGCGCCGACCTGCCGCTGCAGTACCAGGTGCAAATGGAGCACCAAGCCATGGTGTCGGGCTGCGATCGCATCCTGTTCATGGCCAGCGAGTGGCGCCTGGACGCCGACACTGGCGAGTGGGCGTTGGTTGAGGAGCGCCACTGCTGGTATGAGCCGAACCCAACCCTGCGCTCCCAGATCGTGGCCGGCTGGGAACAGCTGGAGAAAGACGTGGCGGCCTTTGACCCCACCGCCGAGCGCCCGGCAGCCGTGATGGCCGAGCCCGTGGAGAGCCTGCCGGCCGTGGCAGTGCAGCTCCAGGGCAGCCTGGTCGTAGTGTCCAACTTGGACAAAGTGGCAGTAGCCGTGCGCGCGTTCATCGACGGCATGGTGGTCAAGCCCTCCACCGATCAGGAATTCGCTGACGCCGAGGCTGAATGCAAGGCACTGAAGTCTGGCGAGGAAGCCATGAAGGCGGCCGTGGCCAGCGCCCTGGCTCAGGTCAGCGATGTGGAGGCCTTCACGCGCACCGCAAACGACTTGGCCAACCTGATGCGCACCACCCGCTTGGCGCGCGAGAAGCTGGTGGCAGCCGAGAAAGACGCCCGCCGCTTGGCAGTGGTGACCGATGCCCAGCAGGACCTGGACCAGCACGTGGCAGCGCTCAACAAGCGCCTGGGTGCCGACTGGCTGCCACGAATGGCCGGCGGATTTGCGGAAACCATCAAGGGAAAAAAGTCCCTGGCCAACATGCAGGACGCCGTAGCTGTGGCGGTGACCAACGCCAAGGCACAGGCCAACGGCCTGGCTCAGCGCTTGGAGGCCAACCGCGCACACCTGGTGCAACAGGACGGCGACTGGATCGCCCTGTTTGCCGACTTCGCCACCGTGGGCACCAAGGCCGCAGAGGACTTCCACGCCCTGGCCGCGCTGCGCATCGGGAACCACCGCGCGGCGGAAGCCAAACGGCTGGAGACAGAGCGCGAACGGATCCGCCAAGAAGAGCAGCAGCGCGCCGATGCAAAAATGCGGGAGAAGCTCATTCAGGCCGAAGCTCAGGCGCAGGCCGGTATTGATGAAGCACGTTCTGCCGATGAACTGCCAGGCCCGCTGTTGGATGACCTAAGCTCACTGGCCAAAGGCCTGCGAGACAGCGGCGTGGCCGAGATCGACACGCGGCATGCCATCGCTGCGGCGCAAACCAGTGCTGCTGCAGCAGCGAGCGACGATGGCCGGACGATGACGTTGGGTCAAATCAATGCCTTGATTGCGCCCATCAAAGTCGACGCCGCCGGCGTAGCCGAACTCGGCTTTGTGGCCACGACGATCAAGGCCGCCAAGCACTACCCTGCTGGCAGCGTGCCGCACATCCTAGCGGCCATGGTCAAGCACCTGCAAGGTGTGATGGCCACGGCCTGATTGCCTCCTCGGAATCGCGCTACCGCCGCCCGGCCACCGGCCATACCTGGACCGGTCGCGGCAAGGAGCCAACGTGGATCCGCGGCAAGGACCGCGATGCGTTCCTGATCACGTCCGCCTAACGATCAGCTGCGCACTGCTGATAACGGGGTATGCAGCCAAGGCTAAGGCCCGGTAAGCGCTGCAACGCCACATGCGAAAAGGCAGGCGGCCGCAGTCTGGGACGCAAGCAACCGCCCCCGCGCCGCAGGCGTGCCATTCAAGATGAGGGCGCCAGGCGTTGAGGGCTAACAGCATGTGCATGGGCAACAGGCAACTGTCTACACCCCGGTCGCAGGGACACATTACCTGAATCAATGCGGATCGAATTCAGTGCGGGGTGTTTGCTTTATGCTGCAGAAAGTAGACGATTCTTGCTAGCTTGCAGCTCCTGCAAAGCTTCTAGGACCTGTCCTTCATCCATTTCTGCAATTCGCATAAGGAAAGCATTGTTGTGCTCTTTTACCCACGCAAGTGGAAGCTCCCACCATGCTAACTCCTGCAATGCCTCTCGCACCTTTTCCGGAAAGCGAAAGCGGATCAAGCGTGCAGGTGAGCCCGCATAGATGCCATAGGCTTCGGTCTTAAAGTTCGGAGGTACAACAGTTCTGGCGCCGATCACGCAACCGTTCTCAATACAGCTACCGCCCATGAACATGGCTTCATCGCCTATCCAGATGTCATTTTTGAGAACAGTGTCTCCATATTGTGGCATCGGCAAGCTCTGCAGCCCCTGGCCCAGCGCTGAAAAAAGGCATGTTGATATGCCAGTCATATCGTGCTGGCCGTTCAGCAGAAAGCGCAATCGAAGGCCACCCGAGACATAACGCCCCACTCGTAAAGATTGATGATTGCCGTCGTATTTGACCAAGGATCCAACCCCAAACCCTGTCCCACGACCTATTTCGAAGGTTCCGAAATTTGCTCCCAGGATGTCATTATCTTGCCAGTCCCTGAAGAAATGAACAGGTATGAGGGAATAAGACCCATCTCGGTAGCGCAAAGTAATGAACTTTGAGTCAGCCGTTGCTGGGTCAGTGCCGGCGAAGTCGGCTTCTGTGTTGATATGCATATGCGCAGAATTTAGAGAATTCTATTTTTAAAAACCGACAGGCAGGCATTTTTAATTGAGCCGCTGCCGGTTCAAAAAACCAAAAATTGCAAGCCACTCAGGACTTACGGCAGCCGCCCAAAGTCACGCGATAGCCGGCAACCTTGCCAGCCACCCGAAGCTGCGCGCCACGACCCAGTGTTTGAGCTGCAATAAAACCATAGCACAAAAAATTCAGCAATGTTGCCGAAGCAACCAAAGACTGATTAGACGTCATTGGTCATTTATTTTTCTCTTTGCTTTCCAAACCCTCTCCTTTTATGAATAGGAGTCGAGATTACACGAACCTAGCCCGCTTCCTGCGGGCTTTTTCTTTCTGGAGCCCTGAATGCTTACTCCCCAGTTTGTCCTTGCCCTCTCCGCCAAGCTGGTGGTGGACCTGTTCGCCGGCGGCGGCGGCGCTTCCACGGGCATCGAACAGGCCATCGGCCGGCACGTCGATATCGCCATCAACCACGATGCCGACGCCATCGGCATGCACGAAATCAACCACCCGCAGACGCGCCACTACCAGGCTGACGTCTGGGAAGTGGACCCGGTGCTGGTCACCGCCGGCATGCCGGTGGGCCTGCTGCACGCATCGCCCGATTGCACGCACCACAGCCAAGCGCTGGGCGGCCAGCCGCGCAGCCGAGAAATCCGCTCGCTCGCCTGGGTGGTGCACCGGTGGGCCGGCAAGGCCAAGCCCGATGTGATCACCCTGGAAAACGTGGAGCAGATCCTGCAGTGGTCCCCACTGGTGGCGAAACGCGACCCTGCCACTGGCCGCGTCATCACGCTGGACAAAGTGCTGGACGCCACCGGCAAGACGGTCTACCGCGTGGCCGCCCCAGGCGAGCGAGTGCCCCGCCAGCGGCAATTCCTGGTGCCCGACAAGAAAGCCATGGGCCGGAACTGGAACCACTTTGTGCAGGGCCTGCGCGATATGGGCTACGCCGTGCAGTGGCGGGTCATCTGCAATGCTGACCTGGGCGCGCACAGCACCCGCACTCGGCTGTACATGGTGGCCCGCCGCGACGGTCTACCGATCGTGTGGCCCGAGGCCACGCACGCCAAGAAGCCCACAGGCCAGCGCAAGGCCTGGCGCCCAGCTGCTGAATGCATCGACTGGAGCATTCCTGGCACCAGCATCTTTGGCCGCAAAAAGGATCTGGCCGAGGCAACAATGCGCCGCATCGCCCACGGCATGCATAAATACGTGCTGAACAGCGCTGACCCGTTCATTGTCAGCCCACAGGGGGCTGCCGCCTTCATCACCAAGTTCAACACTGGCTCCACTGGAGCGGACTTGCGCGACCCAGTGCCCACCGTTACCGCAGGCGGCCACCCCGTCCGGCCCGGCACCGGGACCACCATCGGGCTGATTTCCGCCAGCCTCATCCAAATGGGCTACGGAGAGCGCGCAGGCCAGGCGCCCCGCGTGCTGGACCTGGGCAAGCCATTGGGCGTAGTGACGGCCGGCGGCCAGAAGTTCGCCACCGCGGCGGCGTGCCTGGTTCAGATGGGCCACGGCCAGGGCAGCGGAGCATCAACGCGCCGCAGCTATGGAGCGAATGCCGTTACCGGCCCGGTGGGCGCCATCACCGCCAGCGGCGGCGGCCAGGGCCTAGCAACGGCATTCATGGTCCAGGCAAATGGCGGCTTCAACGCCACGCCTGCCCGAGATCTGCGCGACCCAGTATCGACGGTGACCACCACCGGCAGCCAGCAGCAGCTGGCCGTGGCCCACCTGGCAACGCTGCGCCACCACAGCACCGGCCGCAGCTTGGAAGAGCCACTGGCGACCGTGGCCGCCGGCGGCGAGCACCACGCGCTGCTTCAGTACCAGCTGGGCAAAGAGAATGAGGCAGGCGCCCTGCGCTGCGCGGCTTTCCTGATGCGGTACCACGCAAGCGGTGGCCAGTGGGCGGACCTGCGCGACCCGATGACCACCATCACCACGCACGACCGCCTTGCACTGGTGACCGTGTGGCTGCAGGGAAAGCCATGGGTGATCACAGACATCACGCTGCGCATGCTGGTGCCGCGCGAGCTCTACAACGCCCAGGACTTCCCGCCGAGCTACGTGATTGACCGCACGGCCACAGGCAAGCCGCTGACCAAAACCGCCCAGGTCCGCATGGCCGGCAACAGCGTCAGCCCGCTTCCCATGCGCCAGATCGTGGAGGCGAATTACACAGAGGCCCTGCCACAGCGCATGGCCGCATGACAACCCAGGCCCGCCCACCGCGGGCCTTTCTCTTTCTGCACCCCATGACCACTGCTACACCCCGCGTCCTTGATCCCTGCTGCGGCAGTCGAATGATGTGGTTCGACCGCCAACACCCAGATGCCATCTACGGAGACCGCCGCTCCGAAAGCCATGTGCTGTGCGATGGTCGCCAACTGCACATTCAGCCCGACACCGTGATGGACTTTCGTGCTCTGCCTTTTGCAGACGGCAGCTTCCACCTGGTGGTGTTCGATCCCCCTCACCTTAAGCATGCCGGCCCCAAGAGCTGGCTGCGCGCCAAGTACGGGGTGCTTGGTGAAGCCTGGCGTGACGAGCTGCGCCAAGGCTTCTCCGAATGCTTCCGTGTTCTGGCCAGCAACGGGACGCTGATTTTCAAGTGGGCAGAAGACCTGGTGAAGGTGCGCGAAGTGCTGGAGCTGGCGCCATACCCCCCTCTATTTGGACACCCCACCGGCCGCAAGGGCCTGACGCACTGGATGGTGTTCATGAAACCGCAGGAGCAACACCCATGACCACACCCCAACAGCCCCAACCCATCAAGCGCTGCGGCAGCTGCGGCGTGCCCATTCACAAAGAGCCCGCCGAGGGCGAAGGCCTGCCCTGCGGGCATTGAAGGAGCACCCGTGAAAGAAACCGGATTGATGTTCAAGGCGCCCCTAGTGCGCGCCATCCTGGCTGGACAGAAAACGCAGACGCGGCGTGTCGTGAAGTGGAAGAACCTGCACCAAGGCCTGAACCTTGGATTTTCTGGCTTAGGCGTGGAGAAGACACCGCTTGGCTGGGTGCTGCGATCGGACACCCGCACGTCCAGCGAATGGAGGTGTTCAGGCACCCCATGTCCCATGGGCAACCCAGGCGACCGCATCTATGTGCGCGAGACGTTCGTGCAAGGCTACAAGACCGACCCAGCCACAGGCGCACTCCGCGAATGTGATGAAGACGGCAACGATGTGCCCATGTCCACTTGGTACCGCGCGACAGATGGAGGGATCAGCTGGAGTGATGACGACGGCTGGGAAACGAACGTCCCATGGAAGCCCGCCATTCACATGCCGAAAGCGCTGGCTCGCATCTGGCTGGAGATCAATGGCGTGCGCGTGCAGCGCCTGCAGTCGATAACCGAGGCCGACTGCATTGCCGAAGGCGCCACAGGTGGCCACGGTGCGATCCCGAATTACGCCTACAGCGCGACGCCGCTAGAGCACTTCCGCCATATCTGGGAATCCACCGGCGGCGACTGGACTGCGAATCCCTGGGTTTGGGTGGTCGACTTCAAGACCATCAGCACCACAGGACAACCGACATGAGCCGCCGCCCCTTAGAGGACAACCAGCCCCGCCACTGAGCGGGTTTTCTTTTTTCTGGAGCAGCCAATGAGACACCAAGCAACCCACCAGGCAACCGTGGTCACCCACGAGAATCCCGCCGCCGCTAGTGCCCCCGAATGGGTGCTGGCGAGCAAGTACGAAGAGCTGACAGGCGTCACCCGCGAAACCGTCAAGCAACGGAAGAAGACCGGTACCTGGAAGATCGGCCAGCAGGTTGCTGTCGTTTCCCGTCGCCTCTACGTCAACATCAAAGCAGCAGACCAATGGATAAAAGACCAAAGCTCGAAACACCACCCGGCGTAACCATCCGCAGATTTGTCACCGGTGACCGCATTCAAATTGCGTTCTCATTCGAGGGCAAAGAGTGCCGCGAGATGCTACCGCCTGGGCCTATCAACAAGTCCAGCATTCAACGAGCAGCAGTTCTGCGAGAAGACATCCGCGACAAAATCAAGGCCGGTGACTTCGACTACGCCGCATTCTTTCCCGACAGCCCGAAGGCCGGTGTCAGTAGGAAAAACGCCGGACTGATGAGAACGCTCTTGCAAAACCAGCTGGAGACCTACGAGCGCCAAGTCAAAAACGGGCAGATGTCGAAATCCACCTATAACGGCTATGCCAAGGTGATAAACGGCGACCGGATGCGGCGCTGGGACAATGTGCAGGCGTCCGAGATCACCCCCGGCATGCTGCGCGAATGGATTGGCGAGATGGACTGCACTTCAAAGGCCATCCGAAACACGCTCATCCCTCTGCGTTCCGTTTTCGAAGATGCACTGAATGACGGCGTGATCGAATTCAACCCGTTTGAACGCATTGCATTGGCAAAGCTGATCCGGCAAACAGCCAAAGCCAGTGACTACGTCGTTCGGCCATTCACCTACGCCGAGCGTATGACTATCCTCGACGCTTGCCGAAACGATGAGCGCCCGACCTTCCAGTTCTGGTTCAACACGGGCCTTCGGCCTGGAGAGTTACAGGCGCTGGAGTGGGAGCACATTGACTGGGAGCGGCGCGTCGCGCGCATCGTCCAGAACCAAGTGGCGGGTGTCATCAAGGGTCCGAAGACAGCCGCCGGCAAGCGGGAGATGGATTTGAACGACGAGGCCATGCAGGCCCTCCGCGACCAGTTGCCCATCAGCGGCGCCCGCGGCAAGCGGGTGTGGCTCAACACAGTGACGTTACTCCCCTGGACCACGGATGCTCAGGTGCGCAAAACCGCCTGGCTGCCGCTGATGGCCAGGGCCGGCATAACCTACCGCAATCCGTACCAGATCCGGCACACCTACGCCTCAACGCTGCTGACTGCCGGCGCCAACCCCTGGTACGTGGCACAGCAGTTGGGGCACGAGGACGTGGAAATGGTGTTCCGCACCTACGGCAAATTCATCCGCGAGGATTACCAGCACCCGAAAGCACTGCCAAAGACAAGCTGACTCTGATAGCCATCTGGAACGTTTGAGCAACAAATCAAGCCACACAGCATAACCGCTGCGTGGCTTTTTTTGATGCTGGTGCGATGGGTTGAAACCCATGAAGTCCTCCCACAGAATGACTGCGCGCCTTATCGGCCGATCAGAACCACCACTGCTTCACCGGGCTAGTAATTAATAGAATTATTTTTCTATAAAAATTACAAACTATCAAAACAACTATAATTATAGTCAAAAACAAATGCATTGAAACAAATTGTAATTTACAATGCGCCGCTCATTGTTAAAAATAAATATCAACTGCTTTAAATTTACAAGGCGCAAGTACGTTGACTAATAAATATAATACAAAAGCCTCCCACTACCGAGAGGTAGAGTGGTTGGGAAAAAAATTTCCCCAAAGTGATAAAGTCATAAAAATCAAGCTCCTTTTGCAGCTCAATACCATCGCTTGTACGGTTTTGGGTATATTCTGGGCTGCATGTTATTTTTTGTATTCCAGAAATGACCTTGCGTTGATTTTTGTTGGGCTTTTTCTTGTGGGAATATGTTCATATTATTCCGCGAGAAATTTCAGTTATGCATATCTTGCAGGAATGGCGCATGCACTCTTGCTGATAGTGACATTGATATCTTTGATAGACAGCCCTCTTGAAAACATTCCGCGCTCTGCCCATGTATATTTCCTCCCTCTTGCCATTGGAGTTGTATTTATATTCAACCCCAAAGACAAATACATGGGAATTATTTTCCCCAGACTTTGTTTGGTATTTTTTGCCGCTTTCGGAGTAGGACTTTTTGATATAGATTCTTCCAATTTCTCTCCGCCAGAAAATATTAGAATGATAGGTTGCGTCAGCAACTACACATTTTCCACGTTGATACTGGCATCCATAATAAGAATCTACATCAAAAATTTATACGAGAAAGTTGATCTCGCATTCAGCCTGGCTCAAGCCGTGGTAAAAAATGAAATAGTGGTTCACTACCAAGTTCAAGTGGATGCGAAAGGCAAGCCTTTGGGAGCTGAGGCATTGGTAAGATGGAACCACCCAGAACGAGGCCTTTTATCTCCTGATAAATTTATTCCATTGGCCGAAGAGAGCCTTGTCATCCGTGATATTGGGCTTGAGGTTTTACGTCAATCCTGTCGTTTGCTTGCAGAATGGTCAAATGATTCTTCGCTCAAAGACAAATATATAGCGGTCAATGTGAGTCCGGTGCAGCTTGCTGATGAAGATTTCGTCGCTACCGTCATCGAAGTGGTTCAAAATTTCGGGGTCAGGCCTGAGCTGATTGAACTTGAGCTGACGGAGTCAGCCTTGATCATCGATGCCGAGCAAGCGATATTAAAAATCCAGCAACTTAGAGATTTCGGCGTCCAATGGGCTCTTGATGACTTCGGATCTGGATTCTCATCGCTTTCTATCATCAAGACATTGCCGGTGCAGAAAATAAAGATAGACAAGCAATTTATTCGAGATGCCAAGTCCAATGAATCTTCCAAAAATCTGCTGAAGAAGATTTTTGAAATATCCGAACTGTTAGAAATGGAAGCTATTGTTGAGGGCGTGGAAGAGCACAGCCAGCACGAAATGCTCATTGATATCGGATACTCTCAGTTCCAAGGTTTCCTGTTTGGTCACCCCAAACCAGCGCCAGAAGTCACAGAGAAGATGAAGTCATCTTTATCTTGAACGGATAAGGCATTGTCATCTGGGATCCTCTATTTCACCATGCCGGTGCAAAGTGGATCTTTTACCGTGATGCGTTTTGACTTGACCGGGCCAACCAAGGCAATCAGTCAGCTGGATGGGCTAAAGATCAACTTTAAAAAAAGCAAAAATCCAGCCCCGCCAAAGACATCCGTCTTTGATGCCACTTTCCCACGCTACCCTTGCGCCGAATCAGCTTGGCTCCGAGATGCTTCATTAGCGCAAGCACAGATGCGCCGACCAATGCGACCAGCGCAGCAACGAGTTGTTCTATACGCCTGGGCCCTGAGCAAGCGACGCTCGGACACTGAAGTCGGCATGGCCGCCGCGATCGCTAAGCGGCCGGCAATTGCGCTCCGGACCCATGCCAGATCTGACGCAACCCTGCATCCACCCTGGAGCCAGCCGTTGGCAGGCAGCCCGACACCTAGGCTATGGGGTCGTAGCGATGGTGGTCCGCGCCTACGACAAGTTCACCAGAAGCCCGAGGCTGAACTTCGCCTGGTCAGCGGGGAGTGA